GCGCCGGCCGCCGTCGTTCCGAGCGTGCCAGCGTCGAAAATATTCGTTCCGGCGTTAAACGTTTCAGTTGTTGCTATCGTATCGCCCGCTACGCCCGTTGCTATTGCGGTAACGATAGAATCGTCAGCAGCAAACGCCCCCATTCTGACCAGGGGGTGCGGCGATGTAGACCCTGCGAAATATTCCGTCCCTGCCGTACCCGTCCCGTTGATTGTGGCCAAAATGTTTAGCTGTGTTGCGGCAGCAGTAGCACCAATTAGAATATCATTGACCAGGCTCGGCACGTCCTGGAACCTGTACGTAGTCGTGCCGATTGTCATGGTATCGACATTTACATCGACGGGATTTACATCCAATGTCAGCAGGCCCTGCGATGAATTGCCGCCCGTGCAGTTCGTATCGAGAGTCAGAGCGCCTTGGGCAGCCGATCCATCGACTTCAATGCTGGCAATATCAATCAAAAGCTCACAGTCAATAACGCCCTCACCGACATCGAGAATCTTGGCTACACCGCCCACAAGGGCGGCCGCCGATGCAGCAATGGCGCCTGCATCCTTCAAAACTAAAGCCGATTCGTAAGTAAAGTTGTGTCTCATAATTTTTACCCTTATGCCTGGATATTGAGATTAAAGAACAAAAGCTTGCCGGCAATAAACCGGCAAGCCGACCTTATTTTTTACGTGATTAGCCCGCTCTTTTTGCCAGTCTTGCGGAGTAAGTAATGCTGTTCGTGGCCCCGACCGTAACGGTATAAAGTCGGACATACGGATATATCGTTCCGCAGTATTCATTATCGAACGGCAGGATATATCGACCGATAGTATCATCCCTGTTGCAATCCGACCGCTTTGTCTCCATAGCACCTAAGCTTATGGCGCATCTGTCAACAAGGGTTGCCGGCGTGCAGGCGAGATCCGGCGAAAGCTGAGCAATGATGTCATACATCTCATCATTGCCGACAATGTCCATAGCGGTGACGTCGATGATTATATCGCCCTGGACCAGTCCTTCACCGATCAACGGAATAACTGTGGCGGCAGCAGAAGCGGCTATTGCCCCCGACGCCTTCAGGTTTAGCGTGGCATCGTCAACTGTGCGATTTCTTAACATATTAAACTCCTTTCAAGAGTTTACGTTTTGTATTAGTTGTATTTTCAAAAACAAATTCATTGCCGAAACTTCACTGCCGATTACGCAACAGCTACGGCGTCGCTGATAGACCACAGCCTTGCAGCGGCCCTCGGGTGCTCGATGCAGATTCCGTTGTACCATTCGACGCGGGTCAGTTCGGTCACTGTGGCCGTCTGCTCGCCAACCATGCGAACGTCAATACTTCCGTTCTGAAGTCCCTCAATCATCCCATCGCCGACCGATATGCAATAGATCGAAGTGGCGGTGGCTGCGGCTCCAACATTGTTGGATACTTCAAGGAAGTTCAGAATATCGGCGCCGGTATGATCTCTGTCTGCGATAATAATCGGAAGCTCATCGTACAACATGACCGCTTTGCCAAATTCATCTTTGGTCCAGGTAATATTCCCGCCTACAGCCGCCGTGCGCGCTGCAACACTAAGACGCCTGCGCATTTTCTTGTTCATAATCAAATGCGTGGGATTATCGACCGAGTCAATCAATGTATCCAGGTTCAACAGCGATAAAGGATCGCCGCCATTTGTAGTGCCGTTGGCAGTCAACTGAGCGCCCGTCAATCTGACCTGCAAGCCGTCAAGAGAAGCCGGCGTTGTGACCGAGCTGCCCTTAATGAAAGCCAACGTCCATGCGTGGGCAAGCGCCTTGATCTTCATAATCTGGTGGCGTTCGCGGACTCCCTCGCCGCCCGTCTTGATTATGAACGGATCAATCGACAGATCGCCACCGGCAATTACAAGCGGCTCCACCTGGGGATTGATAATCCCGGTGCTGGCGGTATATCCCGCATTGACTCCGCGAAATCCGATGCCGGGCAATGTTTGCTCTTGGTTATATGCATAGGCGTTGCCGGCGATGTCCCTGAACGGCAACACCCTCAAGATGTCTGAGGACATGGCATACGTCTCAACAACCGCCGAACGCAGCACCTCTCCTCGATTGACCATAAGCTTTGAAGCTTCAATAAGTGTCAAACTCATAACAGTTACCTTTCAAAATTCTTTTACTTTGTAATTCCCAACTCATGTGCTTTTTTAAGCCTTTCGGCGGGCGGCAGCTTTCCGAGTTCTTCGTTAGTGATCTTGCCGGTTTTCGTTGTACTCGATTGGACAGCGCCGCTTCCCGAGGCGCCTGTACCATCGAACAAAGGAGCATAGGCATCGTTGCTTTTCATTTCGACAACGAGTTCTGATATTGACATTGGTGAAGTAGAGCCTGAAGCCGGACTGATTCTCGGATTTCCATCGTTGCCTATAACCTCAACGATGAAATCGCCGCTGTCGGTTTTTCTCATTCGGGTCAATTCACGAATTGGATACAGCAATACGCTTGCCGATTTGGGGCTGCCTCCATGTTCCGCTATTGCCTTGATGGCATCGGAATCAATCATCTTTTTTTGGAGCTGTTTCGTGAGCATGGAAACTTCATCTTCCTTCTTTGTGAGTTCCCCGCGATGCTTGTCCTCGATCTGTTGCTTCAAGACCGCTATCTGCTCTTTGACCTTGTCCTCGGGCTTCCAGTTCGCCATTTCCTCGACCTTACTGAGCGCATCCCGCGCTTTGTCCACATCCAGACCCTCGAATGATTTGAGCTTATTTTCCGCCGCCTCCCGCGTGGTACGCTCTGAGCTTAATGCCGACTTGAGACCCTTGACGTCCTCCAATGCAAAACCTTCCACCGCCGTCACATCGAGCAGAAACGTCCCGTCACTCTGCTTTTTGTACTCCTTCTTGAGATCGTCCGACAAACCTGTGAAAACCTCTTCTTTGATAATCGCTGCCAGTGCCATAATTGTTACTCCTTCGGCTTCCCGCCTTTAAGCAGCCTTCCCGGCCGCCGGGCATCCCGCCCTGACTTTTCGTATTCGCTGCGGGCTACACACCCGCTTGATTAGCTTCGTGCGGGCAATAAAAAAACGGCAAGCAAAGAGAGTAAGGCTCCTTACTTGCCGTCGTTATATTCTTGCGTCTCACTGCGACTGGCCGGTCACAGCGAAAGCCCGCACATTTTATTCAATTGTCTAAACTGCTAACTTTTCAAGTTCCTTTAACGTCAACGGCTTATTCCTTCGGTCGATGAAGTCGTTTAGCTTTAATTGGCCGGACCTGAACATTTTCGCACGCCCAACTCCAAGCGCTTCGTTCTGCACGTCTGCTGTCTGTTTTTTCAGCCAGGCTGGATAAGTCTGCGTTGCCGGTACCTGACCGTTCATCGAAGCCCTCGTGCCAGCAGGCAGTTCTTTCGCATCAATGCCAAGCTCCTTCCAGGACTTCAACACCGGGGCGGTAGTGCATCTGCAACTGTAATGAAACGGGGGCCTCCGGCCCTCATCGACCTGGTAAACCTTGCCATCAAGATTCATGCACTCAAGGCAAGTCCTCGTATCGAGCGTAGCAAGGATCTCAACGCCCTTAACGACGTCCGTATTGGCGGCATAAACCTCATCCCTTGCCGCGTGAGAAACGTTGCTTGTGGCCGTCCTGACAACGGAATTAAGATTGTGCCTGCTGGTATTCAGTATGCCGTCCGTGTATTGAGCTGCCCGCGTCCCCTTGATCCTCCGGACGATATCAGCAATACCCTGACCTTCAATCATGCCGTTTTGAATTGTCCTGTTTACATTGAAAGCCGTATCCCTTGCCAGCTTGCCGAACCACTCCTTAACCAAAGCCCCCTCCATCGGCTGCTGAGTCACAAGCGCTTTGAGCATATTGGCGTTCGGAGAAACAAAATCATAAGCGATCGGCATAAAATTCTGCATTGTCTTTATCAGCCAGGACGATTCCACCTTGGCGAAATCCCTTAGCTGACCATACATCTTGCTCTCCATCACAAGATATTCCGCCCTCACCAGATCGCCGTTGTCTTTGAAAAGCGACTGGAGTTTCTTGCTGCTCATTGTCACCGTTCGCAGGCTCTTTTCGATCTTTGCCAAAAGCTCAGGCTCAAGCGTTTTGTTGAATTCGGCAAGAATATCGTTTGCAACCTGCGTCTTGTACCGCTCCAGATACAGGGCGTGACGGATTGCCCTGTCTGCGATTAGCTCGTTGACGGTTGTTGGCAGATCGGGAAGTTTCGGCAGATTCTTAGGCATTTATTCTTCCCACCATTCCTTTGCATCAGCTTCCTGGGCGGTCATATTGCCGCAATTGCCACATTCGAGATTATCAAGATCGTCGGTCACGGCCGGCACAATGGCTGTTTGTTCGTGACTGCAAATACGACACTGTAAATCAATAACAATCCATTCCTCACTTATCCCCAAATCTCTCAATTCTTGTGTGACCACATTCAAGTCATCAACCATCTCATCCGACAAAGGGCTGTCAACATCTTTGTATGCCTCGATAACTTCATTCTTGTTCTTGAAAAGAATCATTATTCTGCTCCTAACCCAATCATCCCCAAAGCCGGCCCTTCCGCCTCGATAGCGGCAATTTCCTCGTCTATATCCAGCGTCTCGGAAAGCAGGGCACGTCTCTTGACTTCTCTCAGGAACGTCTGTCTTGAAAGCTCGCGGGCTTGTCGCATTTTAATCAGCTCTGGTACATCCTTCATCGCCCTTACCCAGATATCGAAGGTATTGAAAATATCGACCTTGAAATCTTCCGGCAGCTTGGCACCGATCCATTCGGCGGCTGTCTCGTAAGCCTGCCTCAGTAATCTCTCAAGAGACATTACCCACGCCTGGATATCGCAGTTGGCCCTGGACTCGTCTATCGACTGGCCCGTTGCCGTCTGGCTCGCTATCCTTCGCAGGAACGGCTGCAAGCCGAGAATCATCATCCTGTCCTCAAGCTTGTCTATGTCCTTTGCGCCCGCGTCAATAGCGGTACCGGAATGCTCCAGAAATTTTACATCGCCCTCGGGATTTGAAGTTGAGATTATTTGATTCGGACCTAATGCAATCTTATCAGTCTCTTCCGTACTGAAGCCCTTTGCGAATAGTGTTATCGTCCGTGCCATGTGAAGGATGTTTCTCTGGTCGCTGTCGCTGCGGAAATGTGCCAGGTTCGTCTCGGCCAGCTCCCTCAGCGGCGGATCGGCAGTCAAAAAACCCGTCTGATTAGCGTATCCGGTCACAAGCGGAACCTTGCCGAGACTGTTGGGGCCTTCAGTTAAGAGTGCATATTCGTCCTTTTCTCCTTCGACATATAGACGCCAATTATCGCGCTCGTAAACCCTGATATATTTGACCTGCTTTTCGCCCCATTCACCAACTGGCTCGGTCTGTGTTTCCGCAATCCTGATTTGTGTCAATACGTTATTGCCGCTTGCATCTTTCTCCATGCGCCATCCTATAAGCTGCTCGGGCTTAATGTTTATAAACCTTGGCATTATCCTTGCGGACCTTTCCTGTGCTCGATTCGGCGTAGTCCCGTCCTCGGCAACCGTACTCGGATAATCCACGAGAATATGACCGATTCCGCGATTGACGAACTGAAAGAATATATCCTTTGCCAGTTGAGCAAGAGAATTGCCCTGGCCGTCAACATCGTTCTCTATTTCATCCAGCGGCACAGGCAGATCTCCGTATAGCTTCACCGGCTTGCTGAAAGGCTTGCCGCAAATACTCTTGACCGTATCGCCGTAAGCACTGAACAGGATCGAGTTGGTAACCCGCGAGTTGTAATGTTTCTGTTCTTCCTTGTCGAACTTCGGCAGGTAGTTAGTCGATCCCGCCTGCATAGCGGCAGTGCCGGCAATCAGATCGTCAATCAAAGTCCACTCCGAAGCCATCGCGTTATAAGCACTGCACGGGGTATTTGCCTTCGCTTCATTCGTCTTAGCCATAATAATATTTCTCACACCAAAAGTTTCTCTGCATCTATTTTGCTTCTAACTTCGGCAATCACGCCTTCTTTTAACAAATCCAGCAGCTTGCCGTCCTGCCTCCGGGCCAGTTGTGACTCAAGGTCTGCTTTGATGTTTTGAGTCAATAGCCTGCTGCCGATTTGTAATTGCAAATCCCTTGCCCTGTTTTTCTTTGCCTGTCCCATATTTAGTTTTTAACCTCCCTGAGAATTTCGCGCTGCATCGTAATCATCTGCTGTTGTGCAACATCAATTCGGTCTATCTTCTCATCAAGTCTTTCAATGTCCTTGCCGATGCTCGTTACCGCTATGGTGTTTGAGTCAATTTTCGGCACGGACTTTGATATTGTCTCTGTATTCATTTCGACGCTTTTGCAGATCCCCGCCGCGTTCCATATCCAAACCAATGAGGCAAGAAGCAAAGCCACCAATGTGCCTATAGTAACTTTCAAAAAAGTCCCGTTCTTTGTTTTGTCCATTTTATTTTTCCCTTCCGATTTCAACTCGCTTGTCTAACGCTAAGGCTGTAAGTTTTTGCCAAACATCTATATCTGACATCATCTGCAATATGGTCCTCGGCCTCAGTATCGACATCATCGGCCTTGTGTTTGTCTCTCGGAAGAACAGGGAATGTGCGTATGAACTGCCGGCACGTATCGAGTGCGTAAATCCCCGGACCTTCCCTGCTGATGGAGTTTTTCAAACGCTCCCTGAGAATCTCCCAGCCATTGATACGGCTACCGGGCGACTTGTTTGCCCGTGTCCATCTGATACCCATTCTTTCCATATCACTTGCGATACAATTACCGTTCTCTATTGTGTATATCGAAGAATCGGCTGGGCCGGGATTGATTGCCCTGCCGAGCTCCTTCTGATAATTAAGGACCTTGCGTGCAACTTCAACCGCAAGCTCCCTGGTCCCTTGGTTAGGCTTTCCCGTCCATCCGTACAATTCCGCAAACCGAAACAAATCGCCTCGCTGCGTAGCTCTAAGGGATCCGTCCGGCAACTTGACATCGCAGCCGTCGGACTCCGCCCAAAACCCGACCGAGTAAGGCTTACTGCTGCCCCAGTCGAAAGACCTGTCAAGCTTCCACGTCGCCGGTATCTCGAAGGGCGCAACAATATGAACCTTACTGTCCCAAACATCGTCGAACATTCCGCCCGCGACGATGTCCCAGTCACCTTCGAGCCAGGCGGCACGCCTTGCCCCCGTCTGGGATCTCAGCATGTTCACGTAAGCCGGATCGTTTTGCAGGACAATCAAATTCTCCCATATTGTGCCGTGTATCGTAACCCTTTCCATGCCATCTTCGTCCGGTATGACAATCCCTCTCGGTGCCGGATCGATAAACCTGCCCTTTACCCAGTTGTGACCGACTCCGTAAGGGTTGGCCGTGCATCGATAGTGACGTGGAACGTTGGGGTCGCTTGACCTGCAGACGGTTTTCATGGTAATATAAAGTTCATCGTTCGGCCACAAAGTCAATTCATCCCATCCGATCCAGGGGTATTCGTGGCCGTGATAATTCCAGTAGTCGTCTATGTTCCTGGCATAGCGAAACAGGAGCTGCTCGCCGTCCTGGAATATCCACCTGTGACTTGACCCGTTATATACGGCCCCCGGAAAGATTTGATAAAAAAACCGCTTGGATTTGATCTCGATTTCTTCCAGGTCCGGATACTGCAAGCGAAACAAAACACCACGCCAGGCAGGACCGTAACCTCTGCCCACAAACTGAGCAAAGTCTATCAATAGCGAATCTGTCTTGCCGGGACCTCTCGTCCCTTCGTACAGACATTCGAAGATTGGGCACGAAAGAAAGCGTTGCTGGCTGCCCGGAAGCGGCGACCAGACAACATTTACTTCTTTTTCTTTTCGGTCCCGTCCGGCTCTTCGCTTTTTGCGTTTTGTTTTAACCATTCTTCCTTGCTCAAAGGCGGCGCCACCACTAATACACCGGTGTTCTTTATCTCGCCGCTGTGCTTGATATTCTGAGTGTTCTTCCAGTTTGCGGGGTCGCGGTTTGTGGTCCAGTATATGCCCGCCGCCGTGTCCGGCGGCACATGCTTAGTAATTTTCTTTATCACCCTTCTTTGGGCGAGAGGCTGTCCTGCCTGCTTTTTTTGTGCCCCGGTATCCGTTATCTCCGTATGAATCTCGTCGTATTCGTAGCCGGTAGCCCTTTTGTGCAGGGCATTTACGACTAAAGCCGTGCTGTCAAATGCCGCCTTTTTTATAAGGTCTCGAAAGTCTACAAATAGAGCTTTGTATTTTTTCCACGTAGAGGCACCAATGCCCAAACTTTTTGCAATACTCTCCTCCGTATATCCGCTCCGCAGCTTTCCCTGAATGAACTCAAACCTGGGCTCGACGTGGGTATGATATTTTGACTTCCTGCCACTCATTCCTCAATCGCCCTCCGCAGTGCCAGCAGATTGCAGTCCTGCAGCTCCTTGAGGTCCTCGAGGCACATATCCCTAAGCTCAAGCTGCTGGTCATTCGTCGGTTCGATCTCCAGGAGCCTGTATATAGCCTGGTTGATTTCGTTCTCCACCGACTCCAGCGGGAACATGTTGATATTCGGATTGTTGCCGTTTTCTGCCATACAGCACAGAATAACGGCAAAAGAAGTGATTTTACTTTAATTGGCGCTGGCGTTTAGCCTTCCATGACCCTGTCGTCATAATCTTCGTTTTCGTGGTTTTCCTCCAATTCTTTGCATAGTTGGTCCCAAGACTCTTTAGAAAGTGTGATATGACAATCTGTGCAGAGAACATCGATATGGACAAAACCAAAAGCTTTTTCAATTCTATCGCTTTTTATTTTTCGTCCACAATTAGCACACTCAAATATTTGTTGTTCTCCGGCCATAACTCACCGTCTCTTTCTTAATTAAGACCTGTCGAATATACCATCTTAGCGATTATAGTACTCATTTGAAATATTTGCCTCTCCATCTGAATCGAACCAAGTTTTCATTTCTTTATTTGATTCAGTATCTATGTCTATAGAGTTAATTATTGTATCATCCGAGATGCCTTGTTTTTCTACATATTTTTTTAATTCGCCCCACTTTTTTATCTTTTCCATTTTTCACCTTCTCTTTCTATCCCAATGCAGCCCCCGATTTCTACCCATATACCCGGCAAGTATTATAAGAGGCCGTCGAGACAAAATCCAGCGGCAAGGCTTTTTTTCTTCTGCCGGCCAATACAGCAAACAATACCAATATTGCCCCGTATGTTCAAACCAACACCATCCGTAAACTCCGCCGAGCATTTCCAATAGTTCGTGCATATCGAGAATCCTAAAAATGGAGAGCCGGATTGACCGACTCCCCAAATTGAAAAAACTATTCTGTCTCGTCTCGTAGCGTCGCGTCTCATCGAATCTCATCATGTCCTGTCCAGTCAGGTCTTGTCTCGTTTATTTCGTTTTCTACGCCCTCAATAAAAAAAAGCTTGTCTTGTCATGTCGGGTCTTGTCGTATCGAGTCGCGTCCAGTCAGGTCCAGTCCTGTCCTGTCTCGTCATGTCGGGTCCCGTCAAGATTTATTCCATGACATTTCGACCACTTCGAATCGGCCAAAAAATCCATTATTCCGAGGTCTGGAAAATCCTATACCGATGAATTTCCCCGCCTGTTCCAGTACATACCTAAAAACATCTTTTGTGATAGTTTCGTCAAAAACGTAGAATGTCACAGTGGCTTCCCATTGCTGCGTGATAGGAAAGCACTTTTCTACTCGCTTAGACCCGCCACGCTTGCCGTCGGCAGGAACAAACAGCCATAGTGGTTGCATTTTGTCTATGTGAATTCCAAGAGGCACTATCTCAGAGACCATAACTCCGGCCTCAAAATGCTTTGTGTATGTGGCCTTACCTTTGCCTGGTATTTGAATTGAGAGATATTTAGCCGCCTCCGATAAGCAGTTCTTGAAAGCCGACGGTGGGATAAAGACCATCCCTTTGTCATCGGTATGGCAGCGGTTCTTCCATGTGCGTTTTTCGTAATCCGCCGCGCTTTCCTTTTCGAGCTTTTCCGTGTTATGATACCTGCTCTGCCCATACGGGCTTGCTGATTTGAGTTTTGCTTTTACTGTAATCATTATTCTTTCCTTTCTTAAATAAAAATGTGTTGTCTTGAATAAAAATTCCTGTCTTGTCTTGTCGGGTCGCGTCTCGTCAAGTCCCGTCTGGTCCCATCCTGTCTATTCAGGTCTAGTCTGGTTCGGTCTTGTCTCGTTTATTTCGTTTCACCTCCTAAACTCGTCTTGTCTTGTCGGGTCGCGTCTTGTCGGGTTATGTCAAGTCCTGTCAAATCCCGTCCAGTCGAGTCGGGTCGAGTCACGTCCTGTCAAGTTGTCTTATGTCCGTTTTGAAACAATTTAAGTGTCTGCTGAGTTGGCAATTCCAGTATATTATGCTCCTGGATATACGCGGTTAATTGTTTTGGTGTTTGGCGTCTTGTGAACAGGGCCGTCGCTCCCAGCTTACTGAGTTCCACGGCCAAAGGAAGTGTTTGTTCCGGCGTCAGTTCCTTTCCTGCAATCGCATTGAGAAGTCTCTTTCTGTGTTTTTGAGAGTGACGATGCAAGTGAGCATTTGTTTTTCCGCCAATGCCGGCGTAATCAGTAGTCACTCGAAGCCCTTCGTTCATTACGGCCTCAATCACAATCTGAAAATCCTTCTCAATTCTTTTGCGGGCCGTGCTTAATAATCCGCGAGCATCCATTTGAACATTCCGCCCGATGCTTGCCGATAATTCCTCGTAGCTGATTTCGGTTTTCTTGTTCTTTATAAATTTACTTTCCAAGACATTGTAAAGAATTCTTGTGTCCGTGTGCATTTCAGCGATTGTAATTCGTCTTGTTTCCATAACTGATTCCTTTCTTAAATTTATTAAATCGCTTCACGTTCAAGTCTTGTGAGAATATCGCTCATATCAACGTCGCCGAAAACCTGCCGATCACTCCTGTTCATGTAATATTTAATCATCCTCGCGTGCCAGTCCTTTTTGTTTCTTTTTCTCAGCTTGTCTACGACCATTTGAGCGAACTTATGAGGCATGGACACGGCCACGACGGGCTCGTTTAAGTCGAGCCTGAATATTTCAACCAGAAGCTGGTGGTGAGTTTTGCACAGATTATTGATCCGTAACTGCAAAAAATCCTCCGCCTCTTTCCTGCCCTGGAGCCGGGCAGCAAGAACGTCCTCCGCCGTGTACGTCTTTTTAACATTAGCATTTGCCAAGAAGCACTTCCCTGTTAACGCCGCCCTTCGCACTCATTGCCATATCGACGGCCTTCTCGATCGCTTTGTGAATCCAGATGAAAGAATTCCTGTTGCCGTCGAGCACCAAAATCGAATTGAGCATAAATATCTGCTCCCAGGTCAGGTCCAGCAACGATATGGTTTTGCCTTTCCAGTCAATTGCCCAATGACATGACAGTCGCAGCTCTGTTGCAATTTCTTCAACCGCACCTTTGCCTCGCAACCTGGCAAGGCTGATGAACTCTGCGAACTGCATAAACTGGCCGAAGCTGAACCCGCAAAACGAAATAAGCTCAAGCTCATGTTCGTTGTCAACTTTCACTTGCATGATTTTTTTCTCCTTTCAGGGCTTCACTCACTATACCCTTAATACCGTCTAAAACATGCCGCATGTTATCAGCAGAGATTGCGTCAAGAGTCATGCCTGAAGCTTTCAAAACCTCAGCAGCCTTCTTTAGATCAGGCTTCGGGAAAATATCAAGAGGATAGGCTTGGGCCCAAGTGTCAATATGTTCTAATGCCTCTCTCAGCGTGGAAATCTCGGCTTGGAGTTTTTCCTTTGATCGTTCCATTTCGGTCTCAAGAAGCCCAAAGACTTTTGTAAACGATTCTTCAATCATCCTGCCGTAACCGAGCGGCTGCATCCGGTGTGTTTTTCTCATATCATGCAGCAATTCAATCACTTCATGTACTCTGCTCATTTGTCACGTCCTTTCAGTGAACCCTCGAACTCGGAATCAAAGGCTGCTTTCTGCGAACATTAACACTAAGACCAATAACCGATTGTTTGCGTTTTACGCCCAGATACCTTCCCCACTTACGCTGCAAATAATCAAGGTCATCTTTATCGTTTCTCGCTGTTCTAAACTGAGTCAGCCCGCCCTTGTTGCCCCTTTTTTCCCCGACCCATACATAACGCTGATCTGACCAGATAATTCTGTGCCTCATTATGCTTGACAAGCACAAATCCAAATCCTCTTTGACGAACTGATGCTCATCGAAGCGAAGGTCGCGGCCAATTATCCCCCAACCCTGGTCAATCCACGTCACCATCCTGAATGGATTGTTTTCATTGAATCCGACCGGCTTGTGATTCATTCCGAATCCAAACAATTTAGCCCCGGCGTCTCTTGCGCAGATATAAAGATTATCAATTATCTGCTCCACCAGGACCGGATCGAAAATAAACATGCCCTTCTCGTGAGTCATAACGTGGACAGATTCAAGATCATCATCCGCCATGAACAACGCTTCCTCGTCGAACCTGTCAAGTATCCAGTTTCTTATCTTTGGCATACCGAGAAGCGATGCGGGTATTTCAACTATTTCAGACACCAAGCCTTTCAGGTGGTCGTATTTTTCTCTTTCCTCATCTGTAACCACAAGCGTTGCGTTAGGTATCAGATTTGGCGTTGTGATCGTGTCCCACCTTCCCCGGCTCAGAATCACTTTTCTCATTGAAAAATTCTTGTAAAAAGCGTGCTCCATCGATTACTCTCCCAAGACCGATCTTCTTTTTTCCAACGACATTGCCATACTTCACGTCCGTTATTCCGAATTTCTGCAAGGCCTTAACCCAGTCATAATCATTCTTGAAAACAAGAACGATATAGTCGTAATGTTCATGAGGATATATCTCCATTTCAGGGATTTCATCCTCTTTTGTCACTTTGGGCAGATTAGCACTATTCAATATATCATGAAGGTCTTTCGGATTGTAGCCTGCCAGAATTGTATTTACATTTTTTGCTCTCAGCCTTTCCAGTATCGCTGCTTCCTTGTTTTTGTCCATGTGCGACAGCTCTGGTATTTTGTTGTCACCTAACAATTGCAGCAATTCATCTTCCTCGTTGTCGTAATCCTGAAAATCAACCGGCACTGATTCAAGACCGAGACGTTTTGCCGCCAGCCACCTTGCATGGCCGGAAACGATAAACCCCGACCTGTTGCTGGATGTTATAGGATATCTCCACCCGACCGATCGTATGAGGTCTGCCAGCATACTGACTTGAGTTTCGCTATGCTTGTTAGGATTGTCCGGGTGTGGGACAAGTGACTCCGTCAATACAATTTTGCTGTAAGAGCATTTTATTTTAAGTTCCGACATATCCATCGAACAGACCTTTCTCTCTCGGGCTCAAAGCCTCGAACTCTTCCTTCAGAAAATCTTCTTTTGTCTTACCCATCGCCTTGCCCTTGATAGTATGGCAATCAAAAGCATATCCCGGTATTTCCTTTTTTTCGGCTTCCGTCAGCGACTTTATCATCTTTTCAACCTTCGCATTATTTATTTTGTTCCTGTCGTAAACGAAGATTATAAGATGATCCGAGTCCCTGCACTTCTTTGCCTGTGCCAACAGGATCGCAGCCTTAGCCAAAAACAATCTACCCTCCGGCTTGTCCAGTTTTTTTGCTCCCTGGTTGACGTGCATAAACGCCTTATGAAGTGCCATGACTTCCTGCGTGACACAGCCCGCTATATCTTCTGCCGATATTACCAGCAGTCGTTTCCAGCAGTATCTGACGTATCCGCTCGCCTCCAGCTCTAAAGCAAAATAACCAGCCAGCTCAGCATCGCCCCTGCGGATTGATTTCTGCAAAGCCGACGCAACATCGAAAAGACTATAACCTCTTTTTGTGAACATTCTGTAACCCATAATTTAAGCTCCTTATAAATAATTATATTTATTTCTATTGTAAGTATAGCATTTGCAACCACTTACGTCAAGAATAAAATATAATTTTTTCATAATTTTTTATGGGAATTTTTATGTTTCCAGCGTTTCAAACGAAAAATTGCAGCAATTCAGCGAGCACGCCATGCCGTTTTTATCCTCAACCATAACTATTCTGCTATTGGACTCGATGCAAACAAACGGATATCCAACATGCTCTTTGCCCGGCTTATCGACTGATAAGAACGCACTGAATCTGTCATGTTTACGCGGTGTATATTTTTTCATTTTTCAATTCCTTTTAGAATGGCCCGCCCGCGAAGGAGGGTGAGAAACGAGCGGGCCAACGCTTAAGATCATTCATTACTGCTCGGCTACTCAGGCTGTTCTGCTGTATCGCTCTCTTTTGCGCCAGCAGCTTTGTCCCAATTAGCTACAGATTCAGCCACCTGCAGGCGTGCCTGTTCGATTTCAGCATCGGTGATTTCCTCACCGGCAAGCACCCGTTTCGCAATGTCGGCTATTTCTTTTGCGACACCAACGCCTTCGGCCACTAATTTCAAAATGAGTAAGATTGATATCGTGCTCATAATCCACTTCCTTTCTGAATGTTGTAATCGATTAACTTTTCAAGGACCGTTTGAAACAAACCGATCACGCTCGGACTATCCCTGCCGGCCTTTATCGCCGTTTCCCATTCAAGTAAACACTGTTGGCCCTGGTGTATCAGTATTGTCAACTGCTCTGTTTCTTCCGGGCTGAATTTTCCCGATATCTGCAATGCCGTCAGCGTGTCCACTGTTGCTGAAAACGTTTTCTGTGAAGCCAGCAGATCGGCTTTCGGATTCTCCGCCCAAATACAGCCGGAAGCCAGCAGGAGTAAACACAACAGCAGGACCATAGAATTATTAGTCACCTGCTTTCCGTTTCTCACGTTTGCCATGCCTTTGAACAGATCATAGCCGCCGCCGGCAGACAGTCCGATCAACACACCAGCCATAAGCCAGCTCTCGATACCCGCCAACCAGAAGCTCATAACAGCCAGCCCTATCCCGAGCAGCGGGAAAAGGGGCTTCCTTACTTCCGGCGTGATAATCTTCCAATTCCCGATAATCGCCTTGATGAACTCGACGGCCAGGGCGATCGGCACGGCCATTGCCATCATCAACGGCGTAACAGTAATATCCATTCCACCAAAACTCTGATTCATTTCCGCAAGCATTTTGATTCTCCTTAAAAAAGTTTGGTTAGGTTTTTCTCCCTACTTTTTTCCAGACTTTATGTCTTCCAATAGTTTTTTGCCAATCCGTGAAGCTCTCGTGTTGTCGAAAACACCTTTCGGAGTTTCGCTCCAACACATAGAAGCTTCACCTATGGCTGTCATTATCAGTTCTTCCCAGTCGTTTTGTATGTCTAAGGTCACACCATACCAAACCTCCCGTTTGTTGTTGGCAAGCTCAAAAGCGTCGAGACAAGCCATCATGAACTCAGCAAGGAGAAAATCTGGAGTATTAGAATCATTCTCTCGGCTTTCGCCATTGATTAACTTCGCTATCCCTTTTTCTAATTCCGTTTTTTTCTCTATTGTCATTTCGTTTCTCCTTAAACGTTTCGTTAAAAAAAATGGCGGCAGGAACAATCCAGCGACAAGCCGGCATAGGGATTAACTTTACCAAGTAAAACTTTTTATAGCAGTGTCCCCACCGCCGAGGCCCTTAGTCCATTGGTTCACCTCCTTTCGTTACAAAGCTGTCTATTCTGCATCTTCAACTTTTTCCTTGCCGTCAAAATCCAACTCCGGCTCGGCCTCAAGGAACGTTAGTGCGATCTGCTGCTCGCCCCTGATGTAGTTCGTCAACTGCTGGACCTGGCCGGACGAAAACTGGATGTTGATAATGTCGGGCGCATCGCAGGTCTTACTGATCTTGTAGCCCTTAAGCTTGCCCCTGACCTGAATAGGCGGGAAGTTATTGTCCAGCACTTCCAGGTTGATAGTGAGCAGGACGTCCCGTTCCTTCTTGACCATGTCGGTGATGATCTCATTCTCCTGCCCCGACAGCGACAGGCTCGTCAAAGAGATTTTGTCCTGGTGACACCCTATTGTGAGCTGGTTGATTATGGCCGTCGTGGCAATCGACTTGCCCGCGAACGGTAACGCTTGTTCTTGATTCTTCTTCCTTGCCATGTGACACTTCCTTTCTTTAATTTGGTAATTGGTTAATTAGCTATAGCGCTTCCGAAAAGGCGAACGTTGGGGTCTCTTGTTTTTTTGTCTCGGCCAATTGTCTATCGGCCTGAATATGTAGTTCATCTGCAACCTCGGACATAGTAGTAACTGTTATAAAAACACCGGGCTTTTCATCGCCCCGGCAGTAACGTTTCATGTTTAACTGCTGAACCACAATCGAGTCGTCTTTCCAGATTATGCCGGTCAGGGCATCTTCGACGCCGCGTAAAATTTTAGTCAGATCCGGTATTGTTGTTTTCTCATAGAACCTTGGTGCCGACGATTTGAGGCATCCGGCGTTTCGTCCGGATCCGTAGTGGTTTTTCGGCCTGCTGTATAGAAACACAAGCTCAAGCCTGACCGCTTCGTCCAGCAGTATCATCCGATTTGCCGCCTTCATTGCAAACCACTTGACGCTGTCCATCCAGTTTTTGGTTTTTTTGCAAGCGTGGGTGATAATAATCTCGCCGGTTTTTGGATTATGAAAAGCATTCTTACTGCCGGCCGGCCTTGCTATTCCCGGGACGAAAAATGAAATCGGTAGAGCCATCAATTCCCTTCTTTCAGGACTATTGTATCTTCTTTTATTTCATACTCTTTTATAAATGAGAACAATCGCTCGATCTTGTGCTCGCAATCTTCTTCTGGCGTTTCATTTTTATAACAACGGTCTATGGCCCTTTTTAATTCTGTATGAATTAAGATGGTGTCATTGCTTTTGTCCCATAAGCTATCTAAGAAATCCATAAACGAATCCATTATGTCGAATTGTTCAAGATTTCCTGGAAAGTGACATTTGAAAGCCATCTCAGCTAACATCTCTCCAAAATCCCTTAGATACTCATTTTTTTCGCTTCCTGAATGTCTTCTAATTACAATTTTGTCATGGCACCATCCATCAGGATTGGAGGTTCTCTCAAAAGTAAGAGTGTTTATTATTTCAGGCATCAGTCACCTTCTTTCTCAACCTCTCGAAAATCATCGCATTGACAGTGGATGCAGTGTGTTGGCTTGGTCTCCCACTTACTACCGCAACGCTTGCAGACGTAGACAGTAACACCCTTTTTCTTCTTGGCTTGGTGCGTCGGCCGGTTCGGGTTGTTCTCGGCCTGCTCTTTCATATTCGCCGCGTCTACATATTTGCCATCCTCTTGCTGCGCGGCCATATCTCGCAACTTCCGGGCCTCCTCTTTGTTGCCTTTGTAATCCTGGACGGCGGCGGCCGCCAGAAGCTCGTTATTAAATGTGCCAAACTTGAGATTCTTTTTCTGTTTGCCGTCCCAGACGTTCGCTCTGTATGTTATCGTGCCGTCTTTCTTTGGTTTGCCCCGCGTGACGCCCTTGTGCTGCGAAAACTGGTTCCGACGCCCGCGGAGTCCGGCGATATGTTTGGGCTTTGTCTTTTCAGCCACCCGCTTTTTATACGGGCCGCGGGCCTTCTTTGCGATCGGCTTATCAACCAACTCTTTTGCCGTCTCCTGGTTTTGTATGAACGGCTCAAACGAAGCTTCTGTCGGCTCGAACTGTGAGCAGATATCGTCGCCGAGCAAAAGGTCCGACTCCGATCCGTCCCTGGTGCAGATCAAAGAGACCAGCTTGACAGTCCGCACGTCCCTGACCAGATAACACTTACCATCCTTTCCCATGAAAAACTTGGTCTGCTTAATCATTTCTTCCGTGATCATTTTTGTTTCTCCTTAAATACTCTTGCCCTGTACCCGATTTCCTCATCCATCCTTGAAAAGAAAACGGCCAACGGATTTCGACCGCTTTTTGATTCATTCGCAATATCCGCCACCCGCCTAAACACACCATCATCGAACCTTTTCGCCAGCACCTGCAGGTTGAGCCAGTTGTTGAGATTCCTGATTGCCGACCTGTCAGACTTCGAGCGTGTTTTTAAGATACCCTCCAGTACCGAGACGAACCGAAGCGAAAACGAATTAGATTGAAAATCTCCGAAATTCGTCTCATCACCATTATTGCCTGCCTGTGAGTTTTGCTGTGAGCCTTGAGATTCCGGGAGTGTTTCGTTTCGTTCTGTTTCGTTCTGTTCGGTTTCGTTTCGTTTCGTTTCGTTATATAAGCCGCCGCTTTTTTCCTGATTTTCCAGGAATTTCACGGAGTTTTCAGGGGCATTTTCACAAGTGCTTGTATTATCAGTGCTTACGGCTTTTGCCTCATTTTCGTTTCCTGATTTTCCAGGAATTTCCTGATTTTCCAGGAATTTCACGGAGTTTCTGGAATTTTCGGGAGACACCTTTTGTATCCACCCAACCCCTTCATCGACAAGAACATTTAATGCAAATTCAATGCTTTCTTCGGGGACAGATAGAATCAAGGCTAGATCTTTTATCGTGGCCGGTTTCCCTCGGGCATTAAGCAGTGATCCCCTGTTACCACCAACCTCGTCGCCCGCAATTTCCAGGAATTTATGGAAAAGCCCAAAAACCTCAAACGCCCTATCACCTGCCCGCCGCTGCATGGCAGCAAATCCGGCACTGCGAGACCGGCCGTGCCGCTTTGACCGGATATACTCAAGCGGCCTGACACGGAGCTTGTCGCCCACCCTTGCCGGCTGCCCCTTATCATTGACTTCGTAGCGCTCAATCCATTCAGTTATGATATACATAGCTTCCCTGCTTATTCGTTCATTGCTGCATAACGTCTCGCGTACTCGACTGGTTGTTCTATTTCCTCGAAAACCAGGTGCCCGCACTTCGGACAGGGCGGCCTGGGCGGAGACATTTCATAGCCGCAACCCCTACACTCGTACCATGAAATAACCGGACCTCTCAGCTTGATTATCTCTGCCTCTGCAATCCCCCGGTGCCTGCGGTCCTCGGCCTCCTGTTTTTCGTTTCTCTTTTTAAGTTTAAGCTGAAAGCGCTGCTTTTTTGCCCGCTCTAACCGATGGCGCCTGCAGGTCTTTTTGAGATTGCGGATTGCTTTCTTTCTGTGCTCCGGATTGTTCTTTCGCATCAGGTTAATAAGGCCGTGGCGGTCAATCAATATCAGGTTCTTTGGACGATCATCCATCGTGTCGCCGTTTGTGTGGGCTACAATTTTGCCGTCGGGGATGGGGCCGTTTTCCTTTTCCCAAAGATATCGGGCACAAGGTATCCATTTATGCTTTCCCTGTATGACCCCTGAGACCTTTATCCATCTGGATTGCTTGCCGCACTTATCGTTGCGGATAGAGATTGCTCCTGTGTGTTTATGATTTGTCGGCAAGTGGCCTTTGTGGAACTCGGTTGCCCGCGAAAGGTGCATCCCCTTCATGTTCTTATTCCACGTCTCGCGTCCCTTTTTGAATTGCGTTGACTCGCTGCCCTTAACTAATTTTCTTACAGCGATTTGCCTGTATTGCCCCTTCGACATCCGCGTATAGATAGCCCTCATAATCGTAGAGTACGCGCAATGATATTCTTGCGTGAGTGCGATTAAGGTAACATTGGTAGTTTCAAGCCGTTCGACGATCCTTTCGGCGTCCGCCATGACCACGTCTGCGTTTCCTCTATACGCTCCCATTGCTTCCTTGCTCTTTTAACGTCTTATTATTTCAGAGAATCCTGAAACTGTTTTTCTTACCAAGTATTCTGCGGGGCTCATTGGTTTCGGACAAACCCGCATCTTGCCATCCTCAATAACAACCATGCAAAAATTATCATCGCGTTCGACAGGAACCGGAAACGGGGCAAACCAGAACCGCTCGAAACATTCGGCACAGTACCAACAGCGACAATCATGGCCGGAATCGTTCGATATGGCCGTTATGATCTCGCCGAACACAAACCGCTTATCACAATAGATACACGGCTGCCATTCGTGCCCTGTCGCTATGATTTGCTTAAATATTTTCATAAAATTTCAAACTCTTCATTGGGGAATATCTTCTTTAGCCCTTCTTTTGCTCTACATCTTTGCTCTTCGATTTGCTCATTTATACTAAGCCCGTAAACAGGTACGCCATTTTTAGCTGCCCGGTCCAGCTCCGCCTGATCGACCGGATTGACTGCCGATGATTTTAGTTTGTTCGGGAAAGGCAAATTCCAGTTATCGATTATAGCCTGCCAGCCGATCTCGTCTGGCACGGCATCGCTGCATCTCGATTTCATAATCCCGGCGAATTGCTCCTGGATATGAGGAAAGGCCAAACTCTTCGGCCCCGATTGGGCCAGAAGAAGATTCACAGGATACGTATTGCGAAGGAAATCGTGCACGGCACAATTTATACACAGCCCCTTCGGCGACTTGCCGCGCTTGAGCATTTCAGCCTTCGACCCGGCAACAGGATCGACCTTGCACCGGGCCCCGCACCGCGAGCAGTGACTTGTTTGCTCTGTATCAAAAAGATTAAGCTGATTCATATTTGACTCCACTCATTCGCCGCCTGCTTCAAAGCTCGGTTAAGCCCATCCATGAGCAAAGCCGGAACTATTCATCAAAACCTAATGGAGAATTTGGTGGAGAAACACCGCCCACTGTACACTTTGCGTCTTTTACTACTGCTTTGCCGAGTTGTTCTGCAAGAAACTCAATGCTTCGTTTTATGGCACAAACGTGGCCTCCGTTTACTGCGGAAGTATTGAAATTCTTTTCGGGGAACGAACCCATCATTTTGATACTAATCATGCCCATGTATGCAACTCCTTTCAATATGTGATTATCCTTAAAAACCAGCTTGGGGCGGTGAGGATTTAGCTTTACTGTGACGAAATCAGCTCACTGGGATTGCATGCACCCACCGTACAGTCAATACGGTATTCCGCTCTTCGCAATCTGCCGCCCCTTGCCGGTTATTCACTTGTCAACGAATTTCAGGTTTCTTAAAATGTGGACCAGAACAAGTCCAGCAAAACCAAAGCCTACAAAAATAACATTTATAAGCGTGCATAATACTTATCTTTCTGTCACACGATGCACAGGTCACTTTCACCAGAATTCTATGAGGATATATTTCTGAGTTTTGTAACCGTAATATTGCTCGTTTCTTTTCAATTTCGTCACACACGATTCTTTGGCAGCCTTTTTGAGTTGTTCAAAACCCATAATCCTTATTACTTTTCAAAAATAAGGCAGGGCGGCCATAAGCTGACACAAAAGACCGCCCGCCTATGGAGAAAATCATGACGTCCTCGTGACTTTCCCCTTAACCACCTGGAACACCCGCAGCCAGTCTGGCGTATTTGCCTCTGAATAATCTTTGTCATTACTGGCGAAAACCAGCACGTTCTTGATGTTGCACTCATTCACCGCCTCGAAGAAAGCATTTGCATTGTCTGAAACAAGAATCTCGAAGCCGTCCAGGGCCGCGATGCCAACGCCGGAAATCTCTGCCAGAGCCATAGCCATAACGCAACCTGCCCTGTACTGCTCGGATGCACTTGCGTATTCGATGGAGACATGTTTTGAGACGCCCTCCGGTACCAGTGATATCTCTCCATTGTCACTCCATGTCAGTGTCGGCATATTCCATAGCCTCAGCAGGTTTTCGTTGATCGGCAGCTTGCGTCCGCCCGCGGCTATCGCCGACTTGACAGGCCCGCCGTTTTTCAACGCCTCATCGATGCGGTCGCATTCTTCAATCAGCTCATCAAGCTTCACCGCATTCTTCCCGGCCTGCTCAAACTCAGCTTCGGCCGTCTTGAACCTTCGGTAGTTTGCGATATTGGCTTGCAGGACGCCCCGCTGCTCTGTGAGATTTTTGAGCAGATCTTCCGAACCTTCTTTGTATTCAACCCCCTTGAACTTCTGATTCAATTCCTTGCGGCGTTCTTCGAGTGTGGCCATCGCCGATTCGCAGGCCGCGTTCTGTCTTACGATCTCATCGCGGTCAATCAGCCTGCCGTGATATTTTTCGAGCCATTCTTCGAGCTGTTTGTGGCGAATTGTGAACGAATCCCGTTTCCTTGCCCCTTCACATAACGGGCACTTGATGTTAGCTCGCCCGTTTTCCTTTAGTAGAAGCGATTCGATAAGGTTGCAATACACGCTCGCCATCGTGATCTCGTCGGCGGAAATGCCCGGTGGCAAATTCGGCACCTTCTTGATTTGGCCTTTGAGTTCATCGATTTTCTTTTCCGTAACCATTAAGTCGGCTTTGATTTCGAGCTGCTTTTTGGCCTCTGCGATGATCTCGCCGCCTTTGGCGATCCTGTCTCCGAGAATTTTGATGGCTTTTTCGTCCTCGGCAACGGCGTAACCATTCTCAAGCCCATAGTCGCCGAGAAGCGGTTGCTTGTCGGGCAGCTCCTTCTTTGTCCTTTTGATCGCACGCCTGCTCTCGACAACCTCGTTCCTGAATGCGTCCACGTCGAGAACATCAACACCGCTCGCCTTTATCTCTGCAAGCAGCGATTCATTGATATCGCCGATCTGCAAAGCGATGGCCGTCCTGATAACATCTTTCAGTCCGCCGCCAAGAACCTCGGCGAGGACCTTGCCCCGCTCTTTGGCGGGCAACGCAATGAATTCGTGGGGATTCAGGCAGTATCGAAGCAATGACTTTGCATCAGATCCGCCCGGCGTGCTGATTGTTCGCCTGATCGAATTGATTTCCCCCGTTTCCTTATCGACCATATCAAGCTCAACCAGCATGCCGTTGTCGCCACGAGACAGGTTGCGCGCCTCGTTGAATTTACTCATAGCGCGGCACTTGCCTGTCAAAGCAAACTGTATAGCGTCACGGATAGACGATTTGCCCTGGTTGTTCTTTCCCACAAACAGGGACACCGGCCTGTCAAACTCAATGTCGGCTGCCGGCAGACCGACAAAGTTTTTGATTTTAAGATTTTTCAACTGCATGATTTTCTCCTAATTCATTTTTAAGCACTTCCACAAAAACGTCGCGAACACCAACCGTCCCCCCTGTTTCTTCTCGGTGCCGGGCATAAGCTGAGAGCAGTTTGTCTGCTAATTTTTCAAAGTTTTGCGTGCTCATGATTTTCTCCTTTCAACATTTCTGCTTTTTCCTCAAACGTAGCCAATTCGTCGGCGATAGACATCAATTTACATACAGGATTATGATAGTAAGCATTAGCCAAGGACTTACCGTAGCGCGATTTCTGGCTGGCGGCCTTTTGACCTTTTGTCATATCCTTTGGATCTTTCGAATGGTCTCCTCGAAGCGGGTATTCGCCATTTGGATCGTCCTTTTTGTCTTGGAACTCCTTGAGACCATAGATCCCCATGTGGAACTTAATCATCATTTCCTCAAGCTTCTCAAGCTCGATGAACTTTTTGATCCGGGCAATCGTTAGTTTTGCGTGCCCTTTTTCTTTATCGCGGTTGTTTGCCCATCCATCGTCGGCCTTGGTTCTTACATAGGCCCCAATCTTGCAGATGTCGTGCAACAAGCAGGCAATGATGATATTCTCCAGCTTTATCTTGATTGGCATTTGTCCATAACCTACTTTTTTGCTTGGACTAAACTTTGCGACAAATTCACAAACCAACTCACAAACCCGTAAGCTGTGAAATGCCAGCCCTCCCGCATAGCTGCCGTGAAATCTTGTCGATGCAGGGGCTTCAAAAAAGCCCTCGTCTTTCAGATAATCAATCAGCGATTCGATACCGTCACGGTGCGTGCTTCTCAGCAATTCAATAATTTTTGCTTGCGTATCATTCATTTTCTGATTTCCTTTCTGTTGAAAACTTAGTGCGTCTGGAAGGGTTGCCGCTGCTGTGTAATTTTGATAATCGTTCCAATTGTCGTCACAGTGATACACAACAAAAACAAACTTGTTATTCCAAGATTTTATGCGGCCCTTTTGACGTTTTCCGAAAGCCGGGCAGTATTCAACCCACCGTCCGACGTCACTTTCTTTTAGGGATTCGATTTCAATCATTCCGATACCTTCTTATCCAAAAAGCGGGGCTGCCACCTGTCGTCCGTGACTATCGCTGGCGGCCCCTGGGCAAAATTAGATGTCTTAAAACAGGTTCGATTGCAGGCATTAGTCCTCGTCCGGCTCCTCTTGCTCTGATTCCGGCTTGGGCTGAACTTCTGGCGACGCCGGTTGCGGCTTTTCTGGAGCCTTTTCTTTCGGTGGGCCAAACTTGACTTCCAGTCCACTGTAGCTCATATCCATAGCAGTGACTTCAAGGGGTATCTTAAACATGTCACTCAGATTCCGCGACATCATGAGCATTGCCGTTTCTTTTGAAAACTTAATTGTTGTATCTTCGAACATTTTGTTCCTCACTTTCTTTTCTTTAATTTTCAATGCCACTTGCTATTTTCCACGAACTTGAATACTCATCGGGATTGTCTAATGGTGAAGGTGGACTTGATACGCCAATATGCTTTCTATCCCCACATTCTTCACAGTAAAACCGTCTTGGCTTATTATTTTCATCAAAAGGATTAGTCACTCTCATAGGTTCACCACAACTCCGACAATAGGCCCTAAAATACCTGCTCCCTTTTATTCTTTGTCCATGCAATTCATTCAAAATAGGTTGCTCTTCGCGCCGGCGGTTTGGAGCCTTTCCTTTTGCTCGGCGACTTTCTTGTTTGTCTCTTCGTCTCGCAGCTCGGGATCGACCGGCTCGGGATCGCCCTGGCCTTCGTTATCATCTTCGGCAGTTTCCGGTTCCGTTGGCTCAGTCTCAGGCTTAGAATCACCGTTACCGCCATTCTGTGCTTGCTGTCGTTCCTGCAGACGCTCTTTAAGTGCGTTGACGCCGGATTTTGTGTCTGTCTCGACTTCCCTGGACTCAACATTTCTGCTTAAATGAGCCTCAGCATCGATATAATCATTACCGACCTCTTCCGGGAAAGCAGCCCTTAGCGCAGCCGCCTCCGCACAGTTGCCGCAGAGCATGGACAGTCCGCGACGTCTGACGACCAATACTCCACTCGGGACACGACAACACCACACATATCCGTCTGTATTGTCGCGGATCAAAAGACCGCCCTTCAGTCGGCCCTGGCTTTGGCTGGTACGGAGCATCTTGATTTGCTCCTTGCTACTCACGGTGATGCACCAATTTGGACCGCCAATATCCGACGTGCGTTCCTTTCGGCTGCTCACTGAATAGCCCGCAATGCAGGCTGCAAGCTCGAATACCCCCAGCGTCTGCGGACTTGACGAATAAAAACGGCGCGCCGTTTTTGATGTGCAGCCATCAAATCCAATCATTGAATCGACAAGCAACCGCGCCTGGCGACGGCTCATTGTCAGAACGGCATCTCGGCTCAGGTCACCACTTTCAGTCGTCAACCCGCCGGTCGCACCGAACGAAAACCGGAAAATCGTCTTATCGAATCGGGTGACAATGACCCGACCGGACGCTTCAACCGAATCTCCTGCGCACCGCCGGATTTGTTTTCCGTGGTGCATTCCCAGAGATTCAATCTCGGACACCTTCCGTTGACGACTGACGCCGATCTGGATTTCGTTTGCATGTCGATACCCATCACAAACGATCGCTGCTGCCAAAATAATCTGCTGGTCGCTGAATTCTGCATCCTCAGTGGAACCGGTGATCGACAGTGGAATCACGTGGCCGCCGGATGATGTGCTGCGCTCGAACACGTCCCGCGCCGAGATCTTTCCGATGGTCGTAATCATGTCGTGATTCGGCGTCACGCAGAAATTCAGCGCATTGCCGTCACAGACGATCATTTCGCCGTCATACTTCCGAGAAAATGGGACGACGTCCGTCGGCGTCAATCGACCTTCGACAACCTGCATGATCCGGCCCGTAACAAAACCGAATGGCTGAAAGCCCTGGTCCGTCAACACTTGGGTTTCGGAATCAAAACACTTGTCAATCTGGCCGCGAGGCCGTTTCTGCCACATACTATTCGGAGTGCCATTGCGGTCCTCGCCATAAGTTTCAAGCCAAAAAACCTGCGGACCGGCATAAGCCACCCTGTGGCCCTTGAGCATCCGATAGAGGGTCACTTGCGCCCATTCAGGGAATGTCACTGTTTTCTTATAGGCGCCCTTCTTTTCGTCCACTCCCTCCCATGTTTGCGTCTGCATCGGGCCAAATTCTGTTTTGTCCCGACCTGCATAGTCTTTTGTCCGGTGGGCGGTGGTCCGAACCTCGCCGATGCCCGGCCAAATGGTATCAATATAGCATCGTCTTTGTTTGTCCCAAATAGGAACGATATGGATGCAACGTTTGAAGGGGTCCAGTTTACGAGCCTTGCAGTAACTCAATGCCAGAACCACCGACTCAGTGGACTGCGCGTTTGGAAAGATTGCCTCGACCAATGCTTTCCATCCAGAGCGGTCAATTCCGAACCTTTCCTCTATCGCCGGATGATAGGGCAAACGAGGCCCCGCGATAATAGGCAAATTATCCTGCTCTTTATCAGGAACATTGTTTGTTTGCTGTTTTTTAGACATGATTTTCTCCTTACAATTTAATTGATGATAGGTTGTATTCTCTTTTAACTTTTTTCAGCCTCGTATCACGGCACTTCGATATCTTCGTGTACTTGGCTGCAATTTCCGGCAGTTCCTTTCGAAGTCTCTCTACATCAATGAGACGCGAGCATTGCTCGAAATAGGTGAGCATCATAGGCTTGCCATCCAAAGCAAACGTGCCGGCCTCGGCGTCACCCAACGCTGTGAGCATCGCAGACCTGGCATCCTCAAGAACGGCCTCTGCCCATTTAACTTTGCCCTTTGCATCCTCATATTCCTTGACCAGCTTGGCGTCAAGCTCAACGGTCTTATTGGGGACACGTTTGATTCGTTTAATAAACTCGGGGCTTGGCGTGATGTTTTCTGGCGGTGTATCGTTTTCAACACAATCCCAAAAATCCAAAGCCGCCTCCAGAACCGCATCGTTGATAACCGGATCCCGTTTGACCTCGTACATATTGAAGCCCTTTCCTCCGAGGAAGGCGGGCACGTAACAGACGCTACGGTCGGTGCATATCATGTGGACGTGGCATTGAATTAGTATCCCGTCAGGCAAATGGTCCGAGCCGGCCTCACCCCATCCGTCAGTAAGCGGCCCGAACAGTCCCGACGTTTTAGCTTCGACCGGATCGTCCGTACTGATAATCTGGGCGTCAAGATGATCTATCAAGTGGAACTCTTCCAAAAACAGTTCGACGTTTCTTCGCAATGGGCCGAGCTGCTTTTCCGCCCAGTCAATCACTCCCGGCTCAAAAAGCGTCCCGGCCAGCATAGCTTCGTTAGGCTCGAAATCGCTCGTTCGATTTGTCTTGTCTAACCAAATGTCGTGGGCGTTCTTGTATTTGTCAAATCCAAGAATTGCGGCCATATCAGAAGAACCGATATAGCCCTTACGCTTCAATCGTTCTTCTTCTGTAATTGGCATGATCTACTCCTATGACAGTTTCTCTGTCGCCGCCCTCACAACCTCAACCAACGTCGCTGGGCGATCACTCTCCGGCTCGGGCCTGCAAGCTTCGCAATACAGCAGCCCATCCTCCGGATCTTCCTTTACACAACCCTTGCAGCCTACGCATCCGCAGATGTCACAAACTTCAGCGCAGCCATGATGAATCCGCAAATCGCAAGACTCGCATTTATCAAGCTCGTAATCGTAAATCATCGAACCACAAGCATTGCAATCACCAACCTCATCAGGAGTTGTTGGATTATATCCGCATGCAAAACGATCTAAATTAACCGACACGACTCTCTCCTTTTAATTCTTCAAATATAATCCCGAATCAGCAAGTTTTCTTTTTATTTCTCTAAGTCCCACCCCGCCAATGCCACGATAGCCGCCCAACTTCCGTGAACGTAGTTGGATCAATTGCCCAATAGTATTTATATGTTCCCTCTCAAGAACATTACTTACTCGTACAGAAAAACAAAAAGAGGACACGGGGCGTGAAAGCATTTCTTCGGGCGGGTCATCTTTAGATTGAAATTCCCCACACCAATCGCTCTCCATTATCTGTGGCCATACAGCAAAATCAGGCCAATCATTTACGAGCATATCAGCATATCTTTGTGTATCTTTTATGGCACACATACTCTCAATGATCCTTGGGCTATTTCTATGACATTGAAACCAGTCCTCGTCTTCTTTGTAACAATATTTACATTCAGAACACTTCATGCTTTACTCCGTTTCGTTCGATTTCCGCCATGCCTTTGCGGGGCATAAAATACGCAATTATCATCCAAATCACTGCAACGATTATTCGTTTCATGGCTTACTCCCTATTATGGTAACAACAACATTTCGAACGCCCCATTCAAGAGCGAGTTGATGTCCTGTTTTGCCCCCAGAATCGCCAAAGAAAACATCAATTTTGCCGTCTTTGATAGCGCCACCGCGATCCAGTACCGGAACTCTGCCGTAGCCGGGTATGTCAATCATCGTGCCGAAAGGTATCGACTTGGGCGCCGCACAGAACCTGTCGCCCGGACGGATAACATGACCTGATGCCGTGATTCTTTGCCCCTTGCTATTAACGCCTTTTGTGGCCCAGCTATTGCAGCATTTAGAACAGGGACAGTAAGCAGTCACTCGCATTGTTTTTGCAATAAAAGACTCCGGCGAATTGACCACGCTGGCCAACGGAATTGTCTCGCCGGAATCCTTGGCATGAACGTTCTCAAGATACCAGACGTGAGACGCGAAACCGATTACAGTCCCACAGATTACCGTCAAGATGAATTCAATTGTGTCTTTCATCTTTTATCTCCTAAGAAATTCCCAGTCCCCGCCCTTCTTATGGGCTAAGGGACTGAGATAAAAGATTCACAAGAAAATGGTGCCGGGGCCGTCCTTTGGCCCTTCCTTACGCTGCCTCCAACAGATTGCTGATCGGCACCTAAGCTATGCAGTTCGTATTTGCGCATTTGCCCACCCGACAAATTTTTTCGCAGGAAGCAAAACTCTCCTGCCGACTTTGCGAACCGGCATTCCCTTGCCCGGATGCCTCCGCCACTCATAAAGCATCCTTATCGGAAAACCGCTGATCTCCGATGCCAACTGGAAAGTAAGCATACGGTTTGGGTTCATGCCTTCCGGCAGTTTGATAAGAATTTCTTTTCTCATTTTATTCTTGACTTTCTACCGTCTGAGGTAGTACCCTATCCAGGATGGCACGGAGGGCCGCACTGATATTTCTATGGAGTTGATACTCTGGGCTTGCGTAAAATCGCTGCTCCAGGTCTGACTGTACGTTTGTTTGGAGTAGGGCTGTTTTGGGTTTACTTGGCTTTTGCTTTTTCTTTGCCATGATACACCTATAAAAGAATCATAAGATTTTATGAGTAAATCATAACATATATCGGCATTGTGTCAAGGTTTATTTATGAAATATTTATATTATTTTCTGAAAATATCATAATTGTTTATTGGATATGAGGTTATAGAATGAATATTATGAAAGAAAAATCAAAAAAAATGATCGCAAAAAAGAATGAGTATTGTTTTCAAGGACACGTTCCGAGAGATGTGCAGGAAGGGTTGGAGGCCTGCCGTGACCGCGGCATGGCGGTCGGCACAATAGCGAGAAAGCTCGCTTATTTATGGCTTAAACTGCCCCCCGAAAAGCAGGGTCAGCTTTATCTTAGCTTGATCGACGCGGATTTCGACCCCAAGGACAAGGGGATTGCTGATCTCCTGGCGGCTGTTGACGAGGTTCTTGCGAGGAACATTCTGGCTCTTTTGCCTCGAAGCGCTTTGGTTGCAGAGGCTTTAGCCGCTGCTCAACTGCCCACGCAAGCTCAACAGCATAAGCAGTCTCGCCGGCAGACAAAAGGGAAATCAGGGACTGGATAGCATTGTTTTTTTCTTTAGATAAGTGGATCCCGTTGCTTTTCATCGGCCTTTCCAAATATAAGGCCCGCCAAGGCAGCAAGCAAGCTGTACGGCGGCCGAAACCGCCGCGCCTCGACGGGCGTTAATCGCAATATATGCCTGCTTGCTATTAGGCCAAGCGATTGCCAAACGAAAATGTTACCTATAAAAATAAAAATACGTATTTACCGAAGTTTCCTTGAAATGACGCTTTGGGCCGTGACATTCGGGTCGCGTCCGGGTCTCGTTTGTATCCAGAGCGATGGATTTAATGAACAACGTAAACGTGAATTCTCAGTCAATATGCCGTTTTTAAGCATGCGCTCGTAGCTCAGTAGGATAGAGCGTCGGTTTCCTAAACCGAGTTATTTGCTTTTAACTACAGGCCACAAAGAGACTTGCTGAAACTGGGGTGCCGTTTGGGTCACTTTTTTTTTATGAAGGGGCTAAAATGAAGAAAGTCAGAACCTTTCAACGCCCGGACCGTCCAGGCTGGCACGTTTCCTGGCGTGAAAACGGCAAGATCAAGAAACGCAGCTTTCCCAACAAGAAGCTTGCCGAGCATTACGCGCAATTCAAATACACCGAACTGAACACCGGAGTTTTTCATTCAATCGCCGATCTGCCCTGGCAGGATCTTGAAACCGAATATCTTCGAACATACGATGTGCGCCGGCTTACGCCGGCAGCAAAGTACGAAGCGGCCCTGACGCTGGGTCATTTCAAGAACCTGGTCGGTCCTGTAAGCTCACTAAACATCAGTCAGGGTGTAATTGATAGCTTCATTCTCGCTCGTGCGCAAGCCGTGACCGACTGGAGTTTAAATAAAGATATCAGCAACCTTCGTGCCTTCCTGCGATGGGGCAAGAAACATCGCTACATGGACGCCGAGCTTGAGGCAAACAAGGTCAAGGTCACGGACCGGCAGGTGATATCACTCACAGACAAACAGATCCGCAACCTGCTTATCTCCGCCAGGCAGAAAAGCGAATGCTGGTATATCCGGATCCTGCTGGCCATATCGACCGGACTGAGAAGCGGCGATATCGAGAGCCTGACGGTAAGCGACCTCGACTTCGAAAACAATTCCGTACATACTCACAGCAAGAAAACTCGCAAGTCAATGGCGGCAAGGCCGCTGCACAGCGGGATCGTTCCGGAACTTACGAAGTATGTTGGCGAGCTGCCGGCCGGCCAGGTTAAGCTTATGGCCGAAACGAACACATTTAAGAAGTGGAAGAAAATCAGGCAGCGAGCCGGATTGCCCGATTTGAGGTTTCACGATCTGCGGTCGGTGTTTTCGAGCGTCTTGCAGTCGCGGGGCGTTTCGCTTAGTGCCGTCCAGACATTGCTTGAGCATAGCTCGCCAGAGATAACAGCTAAGCATTATACAAACGTCGGCTCAATGCTTGCTCCGGCCGTGGAACGTTTGCCGGTTAAGGAATGGCTGGACTGATTAAGAATTTATTGATCGTATCACTTATTACCCCGCCATTTTTAATATCGGAGACAACCACACCCACGATCTTGTTTTCGTATTCCGAGTTCGATCCATGCGTTACCATCGTTACATCACCGTGTATAGTCACGCCGGAGACCGTGATTTCAATTGCGGATATCTCGATCTGTTGTGTTTCGTTCGCTTCATACAACTTGACATCAATCGGCGAATCGGGGTTGGCATTTTCGAGTTTGGCCATCAATTCTTTTACGGTCACTTTTTCCATGTTATCCTTCTTTCTGCCTCTGACGGCGGGTTAAACCAATTCTGCTTTCAAAATATCTATCAGTACGTTTTCAGCTTTTGCATAGTCCGGCTTATTCGGTAATTTGCTCCGCACAAAAGCCTCATCAAGCAATACCTGCAACCTGCCGGCTTCCGTCCCTACCTGCGTCAGCGTCCACTGGCCTGATTTGATTTCTTTCAATTGTTTGGCATCGTGCCTCGACACGTTTATTTCGCCTGTCGTCAATGCCTCTATGCCCATTCTTAACAGCCTGATTAAGTGAGCCGCATTTTTGCAATCGTAACCAAACTTCTCAAATCGCTCCCGACGTCTCGCTCCCTGATATGCCTGATCCGTGCAACTGTGAGTCATTCGCTGCAACTGCCCGTAAGCATAGCCGCCAAAGCTTTTATACAGGGCTTTGCTCATAAATATCTGCCTGTTTTCTATAAGCCAGTGGCCCCAATCGGCCTGGACAATATAGAGATTTTGAGGCAACCACAAAAGCGATAGCACATTAGGATTTGATTTCAGGAGGAGCTTGAAATATTTGCGTATCTCAAACAACGCAAAGTCATATTTGTCGGCAACCCCAATCCGTTCTACATGCTCGAATTGATGAAGGCCGAAGTAATGATTAGGTGGAGCAATGAAAACGCCCACAATATCTACGTCGTCAATTATATCGCCGGCCGTCCCATGCGCTACGCTGCCACGATAACCAGCCAATTTTATTCTCGGCCAAGTCTCGTTAATCATTGCGTCGGATTCTATCGCCGCTCTTAATTCGCCTGTCATTTTCAAGCCCCTTTCAACGCGTTATGATTATATCCTTCACCTTAACTCTTGTCAAGCCCCAACAGCTTGACCGCGGCGTCAATCAATTCCTCATAAACCTGCGTCAGGCTGATACGCTCTTTTCGCTTGCCGATCAAATGTGCCTGGGCAAGCAGGGCCTTCTCATGCGTAGAGCTACGCACTTTGATCGTCACTGTCTTTTTGTTCTTTTCCATCATTTTCGCCTTTCTGGTACGTTGCTATTCTTGTCAGGTTTTCAAGTACCTGCCTGCCGGCGCTTCTCGACATAGCCTTGAGCCGCCTTGAGAATTTTGCCAGCTCATCGGTTGACACGCTAAGCAACTCGATAAGCATCTCAATCGTTTTGTCCTTGTTCGACTCGACCGAAAACCATGCCGCATTGTCGCGTACCTTGTCACGGTAGCTTACGGCTTCGGCCTCAGTATCAAATTCCGCAAGCCAATCCGGCTCGCAAACATCTCCGTAATGGTCTGTTTCCTCGTCGATTTCCTCAACGCTTATCCAAACTTTGTATTTCATAACATTTCTCCCGCTTCAATCTTCATTAACATTTATTTTGTATGATGCAATTTCGCATGTTCGCCCTGCGTCATAACCTTCAAATTGCTTACATCGTTGTTATGATTGTCACCGTCGATATGATGGACAATCTCACCTGGCCGCAATTTTCGTTTTAAATGTCTCTCCATAACCAAGCGGTGCTGATGCTGTCCGTTTTCTTTAATGTAACCGTTGCCTTTCCCCCGCGGAATACCTCGCAAACGTTTGCCTCTCAGCTTCGCAGAGGCTCTTGACTTGAATGTGTTGGCACATTTTATTCCACAGAATCTCAGCTTTATACTTGGACAGTGTTCATAGATTTTGCCGCAAAATTCGCATTTTGAATGTTTTCGACGCGACGCATACAGTAATTGATTTGCTCGGTAGAAACAACTGAGTGAACAGTATTTACGTTTACGACTAACTCTTTCGGTAAATCTTGTTCTGCAAATCAGGCAAAACTTCGTTTCGCGTGGGGCTGTTTTTTTTCTATCCATAATTAGAGTTCCTCCTTACCAGGCCCGGCCGCCCCAACCGCGCTCGAGCACCTGCCGGATCTGCCTGACCGCCAAATCCTGGCCCTTAACATCTTCAAGAGTTTCGGGCCTGTATTTTTCAAAGAGCTTCATTGAGATATTTCTCCTTTATCCAAGCGCGTGCTCCGGCAGATTAGCCTCGACCTGCTGCCCGCATTCGCCGCAAAAGTATTTATCTTTGTACTCGATTTCCAGGTTAAGGGTTTCGCAATAAGGACAAACCCACTCGTAGCCGCTTGAAATTACATCTACTTTTTCCATGATTCTACCTCACATTACCTGCGTGAACGTTTTGCCCTTACTCGGATGCTTGCGAAGAGCGCCGTCTATGCAATGACGAACTCTCTCGTTAAGATCATCGTAAACCTGTGCCGCCACATAATCGAAACTCTACCCAGGGCGGATCTCCGCCTGCCTTCGCATTATGTATTGCCGCACGTGTGCCTTGTTCAATAACATATTTCCGTTTGCCATTCTGCTACCCCTTTCAATTAGTTAAATTGAATATTGATATAATTGCGCTCGTAGGAAGCTTTTTAAGACTTCAAAATTATGACGGGTATAGGATAGTAGCTTCACGTTTGGCATTTTACGGCTTGAATAAAAGAGCGGGGCTTTATTGCCCCGCCCTCACAACATTATACGCCCACGATTATTTTGCCGTAAACTTTGCCGTTGTCGTTAGTAATTCCAACGCCTGTTTTTTGACCTGAGCCCCGCCGCCCCAGACCACGCTATTCATTCTGTTATCCTCGGGGCCGCCGTACTTGCCTTTTCCATAATTCCGGTGATGGTCGATATACTCAGTGACGCTGTTAAGGGCAGCCCACCTTGTACCCCTGACACCCTTGACGTCGTTTCCGACTCCATGGCCAAACAGCACAGCTATTTCATCCCTGACCTTGCTGCGGTCGATAAGCGTGCCATCGTCCTTTTTTTCGTCGGGCCACATCTGCCTTGAAAAATACTTGAACTCTTTCGTAATCATCGGTTTTTTCAGCAGTGCGTTGAACGTATCGCTTGCCTGTTTATGATAAGCATCGGAAAGCTCAAGCACTTTTTTTGCTTCCTGCAGCTTGTTCTTCCAGCCGCCCCGATGCAGTATGCTCATAGTGTCGGTTGCCCTGACGCGACCGCCGTAAATCTGGAACGCGGCCGAAACCGTATTCCAGCAGACCACCCTGATCGGCGTCCACTTTATATGAAACTGCATACTGCTGTCATGCGAAGAACAGCCGACAAGATACATATCCACCTTGTCCGGGCCTACATCGATACCCTTTGGCATTTTGCAAGTTATGAAAACTCGCTTGCCGCCGAACAGACTGCCGGCGCAATGAAACATCGTAACATTGTCACCGACCAGCGCTTCCATAAACTGAAACATATCCTCATTTTGTATAGGCTCATACGCATCTGTTACGACCCCGAGCACCTTATTATCCTCTGCTCTTACGACCGCCTTGTGCGTGTCGATCTCGCTGTATCCGATAGCATCCTTCTCGATTGTCTGGGCGAACAGCGGTCTTTTCTCGACAATCCAATCAAGGCCCGCCAGCTTGATAGCGGCAGCCGCCGTCACTTCCTTATCGACCATGATGCCGAGCTTATGCCACGGCGCTTTGCCAGCATAGAACATGCGGGCCTCGCCGTTTTCTTTGATTTCTAATTCGTGTGCCATTTGACTTGCTCCTTTCTGAGCTATAATTTTACGATTGCCCCCGATTCCTCAAGCTTTTACGCCTTGACGCCCTTTACCTCGACCTCGATTTCCTTCGGACTGCCCAGGGCCTCATAAGCCGGCCTGAGCAAATAAATCGAACTGACCACCTTCGGCTCTTTTGACGGATCGTCATAGCGAACCGAATGCTTGCACTGCTTTACTTCTTTGAGCTTTGCTTTTTGTTCTGACATGATATTCTCCTTTTTACAGGCGTTCTCTTTGGCCTCACCTGCGGAGGCTAAGGCGGTGGGCGGGATTTGCGCCCGCCCTTTCAAGCCGGACAATCAGCCGGCCTGACTCACACCGCCGCAATTGGCGCAATGCACATGGTGCTTGTGGATGCCACAGTGACATGCGCCGTCCTCAGGGTAGCAGAGGAATTTGCTTTTTTCACAATCACACCAGCCCGGCACAAGGAACGAACCGTACTTGGCAGTATCTTTTGTCGTCTCGCCGATCCTCAGCATGACCTTCTCGCCGTTCTCGGCAATAACTTCGGCTTCCCGGCCATTGAGCGTCCGAACCAAATCCCTGACAGCCTCAATCGTCTCGGCTTCCGAAGGTTCGGCCGGCTCGTACTCCAGAGGATACCCAGGATCAAGACTGTCCGGTTCGGGCGGCAAGCCTTCGATTGACCTTTTGATTTCCCGGACCGTCAAAGGCTTCCACCACATATCCCGTTCGATATGCAGCCCCATCGGTCCCGTTGCACTCTCAAGCTCGGACAAGACAAAGTAGCCGAGCTCCTGACAGTGACCATCGACCAGACCGAAGAATTCAAAGTCGATTTCCTTGCCATCTTCGTCGATACATGGCTGGCCTTCCGTGACGTACCATGTCCAGCTCGAATCCGGCGTGAAGAACTTGACGTAAATTACAGCATCCTCGCCAAGATGCTCCTGACCGCGTATGGGCGGCAACGTCTTTTTGATTTCCTGCGTTAAGAGTTTCATAGTTTTCTCCTTATTGGGTAAAACCCTTTGCATGATTCGGCTATACCATCGAAACGCCGATCTCTGTAATAATCAGTTAACCACGCAATAACCACACTGCCTTGTTTTTGGGCGTGACATATTTGAGAAACGCCGGACGGATGAACCTCGTAGTTTTCGCAGTTATCGCACAATATTTTATCATCTTTCATGGCCTTGCTCCTTCCAAAGCCTTCTCTCTTGCTTCTTCCTGCTCAACCCACCATTCTTCGATAACCTGATCGGATATGCTGATATGCTTGCTCTCCACTACAATGAACGTTGACATGAAACGCCTGTAATGCTTTTCTGCCTCGGCCCTGGCCTCTTCGTGCGAATACTTATAGCTCATAAACCAGTGAACGAGAATTGAGAAAGCCAGATCTCCGGAACCGGCACAGCCGCGACCAAAACTAAAGCCGCTAACCGAGTGCTTTGCGATATGAGGCAGAGGGTGTCTATTCGTGACATCACTGCCGTTCTGCACGACCACAAAAGCCTTTACGCCTTCTTTTGTTCTGATTGCTTCGTAACTCCACTTTGCCATTATGCTACCCCTTTCTTGATTTGAGATTCTGGATTGTTTGCCTTTCGGTTAAAAGCCGTTGTCCCTGATGGATAAACGAACCTGCCTGTATATCCGCCGTAGTACCCGCGAACAACAATCGTCCTTACCGGATTGCCTTCCGAATCGTAGAAGTGACCCCGCTGCGAAAGGCCATAAACGTTTTGACCCTTACCATTCTCGCCAAGAAGTTTGGCCTTGATAAGTTTTCGCAGAACGGCGAGACTGTCTTTTCGATGATCCTCATAATCGGTAGCGCCCCAAGTTTGAATCGGGCTATAACAGCTTTCAACAAAAACGCCTTGTCCGTCATCATCAAGATCGTCTTTTTTTTGCTTATCCTGTTTTGTCCACGTCATCTGCGAGACAATTTTCCGCACTTCCTCTTTGCTCGGCCAATCATACATATCTAACATCTTGCTACCCTTTCAATGAGCACAATTGCTCAATGCCCCGAACGGGAGTCGAACCCGCCATCCTCTCTGCTTCTAAACAGAGCGCTCTATCCGTTAAGCTATCAGGGAAATGCTCCGGCAGGGAATCGAACCCCGCGTGACACCCAAATTCAACAGAGCAGCCAGTCTTATTGGGAAAGACGGATAATTTGAGAACGGATTTTGTTGGCCTGTTGCACCAAATCATAGGTGTCAACCTTGAGGTCACTTTGTGTGCGGGTCATATAACGCCGCAATCTCCACAATTTAATTTTGAGAATGAGTTTTTTCATTTCAATTCTCCTTTCAAAATTAGGTTTTATTTACTTGCCACTATAAAGCTCCGTACCGGACTCGAACCGGCCTTCACAAACAACGTGACGTCCAAATCACCAGAGCAAAACGTCTATTCGATTACCGCTTGACCGTCACTGACCGACCCTCTATCGTCCACAGGCTCAAGCGTGGCCTGCCCGCATCGAGAGTCCCTAATTCGTATCAACCAGATTTCGTGGCTGTGATTTTTTTAAGAATCACTTCGGCTGAGCGGCTACCCCGCTCCCGGCGACTGCTGACCGCCGACCTCAAACTCTCAGGACATTGCCAACTTTGCTGCCCTGCATATTATGAACTTGTCAAAGGTAAAACTTTTAATTGAGAATCAGCCGGCCTTCGGCTGTTATTGGTTTTTTCAGCCATTCGATTTGACGATTGGTCTTTGGCTTGCGTGTGTAAATCGCTAACACATAGACGCTTACCAAAGTTACGAAGATTAAAGTTTCCATTTTAGCTACCCTGAAAAAATGATTAACTTTTATTATTATATTATACGCATGAGATTATGATATGTCAATAAAATAATATGAATTATTCATAAATATTTATCTCTACGCCCTAAGACTTTTGATTATAGATAGTTATGAACGAAAAAATATTGACCTGAAACAAAGAATTATCTGCGTTTCCAAGCTCCCAGGGCCGATTTGTGATTTTTTGGACGGATTTCCATTGACATTTAATGACGGCTTTTGTTCCATGAATAGATAATTTCAACCTGCGTGTAATGTTGAGCCTTGTTAGGCTGACAGTTAATATCTTCGGAGGATTTAAAAATGCGATGGATACTGTTTCTCTTGGCAGCCCTGGCTTTTCTTGGAGGCGCCGCCACTTATTTGATTTCAGGACCGAACGGCTTTGTTATATTTGCGATACTTTTCTCGGGCGCCGCGATCGTGGATGCAATAGTGAGCTTACAAAAAGAGATTCGCAAGATAACCGGCCCCGCCGAAGAGCTTGAAAAGTTAAAGGATAAAATCAGAACGGGTCAAACCCAATAATCAAAGGAGGTTAGAATGAAAGTGAGAGCCCTGAATTTACTATTGTGCTTTACAATTCTCTTTGCAGGCTGTGCCGGCAGAGAGCCGAATCCGATATCTACCTACATGCCGGGCGATGAAAACAGGAATTGCCAGGCCCTCATGGCCGAAATTGCCAACTGCGAAAAAGAGATGGCGGCGCTCAAGCCCCAGACCAACAAGTTCGGCACCAACACATTGTGGGCAATCGGCGGGGTCTTGGTGCTATTCCCATTTTTCTTTATGGACTTCAAGGATGCCGAGAAGATCGAATACGATGCTTACCAGCGCCGGCTTGATCGCCTCAAAGTGCTTGCTGCCGAGCGCAACTGCTATGCTTTGGATCCATCCGAGCGGGGAAAGAAAATCGTCGGGTACCGCGTGGACACGAGCCGCAGGGACGCAGCAGGCAACTTCGTTCGCATACCTATAATCGAAGGTGAACAAAAGTAGCTGAACCACGCGCCAGAATCAAATCCTAAGCACGCAGCAGCCTCCTGGCTGGGCGATCTCGGCCGAAGGTAGGTGTGGAGGGCGGACAGCGCCTCAAACTGCCCGCCCCCACCGGATAGAAAGGAATTTTAAGGTTTGAGAAGCCAGGATTGCCTGCTGAAAATTATGGTTCAACAGCCTGCAGCTCGCAATCTTCAAGGGTAATCGAATGGGTATCAGTACACGATCTGTCCGTTACAAGATCCCACACGGCTATTACCTGCCGGTTCGCAATCGTTCCGTTGTCATCGGTCAATATTGCGTACCTCGCTCCATCGCCGGAATCCGGTATCGGCCCACCCGATGCCGTCCAGGCAAGGTCTTTTAGCTGGCACAAAGCCTTATCGCCGGTATCATCCTCAGTCATTGTGTCGAAGTCGGTATCATTCGGCGTTAATTGGTATCCGCCCGTTGTGTATCCGTTGCCGACGGCGATTTCCGTAAGCTCGCCTAGTGTATTTGTTTTAACCGTTGGAGCAACCGCGGCAGTTACCAAAGCCACATAAAGATTAGTAGGCATTGCAACTCTGGGAAACGCCCAAGCCAGCAGCAAAAACTTACCTCTGTTTGTCCAAATCATAATAAACCTCCCTGTCAAGTTATAACCACTGTCGGATCGACCCCGCTCAAAGCCACCTTCGCAACAAGATACTCATCGTCATATTCGGGATCGTCCACCGTATCGTCCCACCCTGTCGCCGGCGGCACACCGTACAGAGAATCCTTCATGCCGAATATGTCTTCTGCGCAGTCGAACGAAACCTCACCGTCAGCCAGGGTACCGTAATGAGGCGCGATCACGCGAACAACCACCGAGACTATGCCCAGCGGCGGCCATGCCAGCTTGAACACATCGCCCTTCATCAGGTGCGACATTGTCCGCTTGCCCTTGATTTTCATAGTCGCAGGGAAGGCCGATATCTGGTGCTGGTCCCGGGCCGCTAATTGCCCGGCCAGATCATCGTTGACGACGCCCGTGTAGCTGACGTTGTTCGGAATCAGCATTTCGTTCTGCGCACTGACCAGGGCCGTGTCATGGCTCGGTATCGAAACCGGCAAATTGTCGATCATGTTCCAGAATTTCGCATAAGTTACATCGGGAACTTTGTGGATCGTGCCTCGCGAAAAATCCTCGACGGTGTTAATGTCCGTTTTGTCGAATATTTCAAGGTCATCTATAACGAAATCGTCCCGAATAAGCTTTATTTCGAGCTGACCGGTCGAATGGTCCTCGCGAATCACGGCGTTGATATACCGCAGGATATCCTTGACGTGGTCCTCAAGCGACTGATCGCCTTCCCATTTCGTACACAGCCCGAATCCTTCATCGTAAAGCGCGTCGGCAGCCGCCTTGAGCGTATCATCGTCGAAAACGTTCGTTGAATATCCAAGCCCCCACTCGGTATCGGTATAACACTCTCTGAGCCAGTGGATGGGATTTATCTCGTAACTGCGAATAGTCGCCTTCGCCGGGTACCACTGCTCCTCGCCGCTCGTCAGGTGCGCCGTCCTCTTGACAAGGTACTTCCACTGCTTGGGCTGTGTCGACATGCCTACATATACCCGCCTCAATATCGCCGCGGTCAGGCCGCGATTGTATGACACATTCGCACCCTGCATGGTTTCGAGATAACTATTGAGCGTCTGGGCCGGCAGGCCGTACTGAAAATCGACCGTCCCCGTAATCCCGCCCTGGCCGATGATCATCGCATTGTGCTCTTTTATGCCGCCGTACAATTCCGGCAAGTCGATCGGGGCAGAGGTCGCGGCGTCGGCGTTAAGAACCGTCTTGTCCGTACTGTCCGGCCAGACCACCAGATCGCCGACCTTGATCTGCACGACACCGTCACAGAAACCCTGTGCCAAAATATGATGGGCGCCGTAATAATACCTGTTTATATAAACATATTGACCGTCCGTATCGGAAAGCCGGATTCCAATTGATTTGTTATGTATATCGCCGGACCAGGCGACAACCGGCGCCTCCTGCCAGCATGTGCCGGCTATAATAGGGAACTTAACACCTTCTTTTATTTCCGGAAAATCAAAAGTGTCCGGGTCGTACCTTATGTCTTTGGGGTCTTTTTTGGTGAGCTGGGCGATGCCGTATGATGCGCCCACCAATATTGCTACTTTAACAAAATACCAAAAAATTGCTATAAACATAAAATTCTCAGTAAATCAGATTGCCGGCGTAAAGATTCTTCGCCGGCAGAAATTCCTGGCCGCCGTAATTTGGTTTGTTTGAATAAGCTTCACAAGCTGTCGGCGTATGCTCGCAGCCGGGGTACGCCGAAAACTCATCGCCCGCCGCAACGGCCGAGCCGAACGGCCGGTTAATCGTTATGGTAACCCCCGTATGCGAAATGATTGTCCGCCTGGCCGAGCCGACCACGATTTCGCCGCCGTGACCGAAATCATACGCGCTTGCCCCGAACTCCGTCGCCGTAATAGTAATCCCATCTATCGTATCGATCGTATCGATGATCTTGTACGCTTCTTTGTTGAGTCCGCAGCGATAGCCGAACAGCTTATGACCGCAGAGCCTCATGCACCGCCTGCGGCCGCCGACGAAAGGCAGGTCCGAACTTCTCGGCTCGAAATAACACGTGGGCACGGCGTTGCCGTCGAATTTCACGTTAGTCAAAAACCCCCTGAAACAAGTTGTAAAAAATGTGCTGTGTCCCCTGTAGCTTGTCAGTGTAACTTCCTCTTCCGGAACGCCGGCGACGCATATAGCCCCGAGCGCGTGACCTTTCGGCAATTTTAACTCGACGCCGTCCTTCGGTATTTCGCCCGTCTGCTCTATTTCGCTTTGCTTGCATGTCACAAATTCGTAGGTATGGCCGAGAAATTCTTTGTCCTCGGGACCGCTGGTGATTCGCCAATGCGTAAGCCCCATAGCGATATCGAACAGCTCTACCGGCCTGCCTTCCGCTGCGGATTGTTCGTAATCTTCGTATGTCATGCCTTCACCGCATGTAGCTGCGTATCGCAGACAAGCTCATGAGCCCCATTCCAAACAAACTCTACCTCATCGCCCGCCCGCCTCAGCTTGTCCAGCCAGGATATCACGCAATCGCCCGGCTCCACCGCCATATCCAGATCGCTGTCGATTGATATGATCTCCACGGCCCCCGATTTGACTATCCCCGTGACCTCCCTGTAAAGCTGCGTGCCGTCCGGAAATATGAAGGCGATATCGGTCCGCAAATCATTGACGCCCATATTGTCGGCAAGCCCGATGTTCTCGATGTTAAAGCTCGTATCGGCCGCCCCGAACCCTTCCGCAAGGACCATATCTTCCTTGTGTGTCGCCACGTAAAACGTTCCCTGCTGCCCGAGCAGCGAATGAATGAATTTCCGGAAATCCCAGCAAGCGGCCTTCGTGTCCTTGTGAAACAAATGGGACTGAATGTAGATATTGAAATCGCTGTCCGAAAAGAAGTCGAAATCGCCCGCCTTATAGTCCTGCAGATAAGCATCGGCATCGGATGATTTGCTTTGAGTCGGATCGACGGCCGTTGCCTCGGTAAGAACCGGCAGGCCCTTGTAGGTAGTCGCCGGCGTGAAGCCCGTCAGCAGAATATTGTCCTTGACCGCAAACGAAAAATCAGAGACGGCCAGCCCCGTCGAATGTCCCTTGCGTTTGCTCGAAGCGTCCATCTGTGCGGTCCGTACAGGCATTATGAGCTTAGTGCCTGTAAACGTATTCTGTACCGGGTTCGACAGCGTAAGGCTTCCCTCGGCAACCGTATCGACCTGGACCACTTCGCAACTATCCTCGGACTGCCAGATGGCGGCCAGGCTGTCGTCTCTGAAGTCGGCATTTGTCGTATCGACCGTGATAGCCATATCGGTAGCATTGATCGCCCCGGTATGCACAACCAGCTCAGGCCACACCGGAAGCCCGAAAGAACGTTTCTGCCACGAGAACAGCATGGCATCGAGTCTTGCCTGCTGCTTTTCGCTCTCCATCATAACGGAAAATCGGAAGCCCTGCCGCGGTATCGGCCGTATAGACATGCGCTGCTCCGAGCCGTCCCTGCCGACAAGCACGTCGGTCAGGAAAGCCAGGGTTTCTTTTAACGGCCGCTGAGGACGCCACGGAAACAATATCACCCTGGTCCCGGACAGCAAAACAATACAATCGTTCGCATCCGTAAACTCGAACGTGATCGAGCCTTCGAACGTAGGGCTGCCCCCCTCGAACGGAACCTCTATTGTGAACGTAGTGTATTCGAGCGCATCAAGATTGAAAGGCGTCGCCAGTCCCGTCAAGTCCCATTCATCGCCGTTTACCTCAACGATATCCGAGCACGTTTTTTGAACGAAGTAAGCGTTCCAAACAATAATCTCATCGGTTATCAGGGTGACTATTGCTCCGAAATGCAGCGTAGCCGGCATGACATGGATTCGGTAATAGTAATCGTCAAGGAAGGAATCGACCTTCGTGCCCGTCCGGGCCCGCTCGATCTGCTCGACGGGCAGGTAGTTATGCCACGAAACTGATCCAAGTGGAATGACCGACTCCAGCATACACACATCCACAGGGCTGACTACGGTATTGTCGATAATGGTTGCCGAGCAGCGCAAAGTGTCCTCGACAAAAATGGGCGGTGTCAATATTCCTGTCCATGTGGCCATTATTCATCTTTCAAAAACGCAAAACCAGAACCCACATTTACAGGGTCCGCTTCCAAGCTATCATCATGGAATGCGACCCACGTTTCGGCTCCGTACGTTATTTCCTCGCCAGAGTCATAGATAGTGACATTCAAATATCGCACACCTTCCGGCCAGCCTAACAGTGAGTAATTGTCGTCACTTCTTCTGAGAAGCGTATAAAGAGGACACATTGCAGACATCGCGTTATAAGCATCCGGGGAAAGCGAATAAAAGAATGAAGCTAATCCTCCTCTATGCTTTGTTGGTGAATAATCACCAGCGCTTGGACATGGAAATATTATTTGATCATTCGCAGGAGCTACTCCGCCACGGCCCGATATTCTCCAACTTGCCACGCTATCAACGTTTACATATACCGCTCCATTAAGTTCTCCTGTCTGTGAAGGCACGCTAACAAAGTACCTTGAATCATCGTAATTAAAAGTGCCCTGATAATCATACCAAGGTCTTCTGCTGCCCATCGAAGCCGTGAAGTATTGACCGCCGGTATAAGCTCCCTGTTTAACAAGCAAACCAAAACTCATAAACTGGAATTTTCCCGCTGTTATCTCGACCACGATATGGACCGACTCGCCGTTGAAAAAGAAATAATAAGCCGGAATCGCCGTTGTTGACATTGGCGACATTACATTGCCAAAAGATTTATCACTTAAATCTGCATTTTCAGGATATCCCGGTTGAACATGCCAAAGTTCACCACCATCATACCCGGTCGATCCATTGACAATAAGACCTGTTACCGTACCATCCGCTCCTGAGTAATTATCTTCTGTGATTAAAGTCACTCCGGTTTCGGCAATGGCCGAACGAAAGTTGAAATACATAACAGTTGCGTCACCCGCTGTCTTATGAACATGCAATCTATACCCGGCACCAACCGCTGAATGATCATCAACTGTCCAGCCCTCGGCCAGCAATGCAACCCGCAATTTATCCAACAGGTCATTCGGGCCCGTCGATGTTCCTGCGTAATATCCCATATTTTATTACTCCAGTAATAATGCCCAGAAATCGCTTCTGTCGGCGTTTGGCACTATAGGAAACGCCACATAGGTGTCACCGTCGATTATAAATGTATCCTCGGCCGCAATCCCGCCAAAGGCCGGTACTGCAAACACGCCTTGAAGTGGACCGAAAATATGTTTACTCGGATTGCCTATCATCGGTACCGCATTAAACACTGGATAACTTCCGTCGATGTTTTCTCGTAATTTAGTGCTGAATACATCCTGATAATATGATTCAAATTGATCTGAACAATTGTAAGGCCATACAATATTTGTATTCTGTAATGTGGAACCTGTTTTACCAAATATTTTTATCCAGCTTGTCCCCTGTAAAACCTTCAGTGTTGCGTAATCCTGAGTCGTATCAAATATTGACGCCGTACATACAGTCGCTGCGTTAGCGTAAGGATTAGCAAATCCGCGATGACTGGCATGAACTGAACTATAACGATTATAAGCAACCGTTGCATCCGGACACGCCGCACCGCCAACAACCATCGGGTACGGAAACTGAGTCGGCAGGCCGTAAGGCAAAGCGAAGCCGAGATAACCGGCAGGATAAACCGTCGAGACTTTCGGCACAACAACGAATCGCCTGCCGTTGGCGACGAGCCAGTATTGAATCTTGCCCTGCCACAAAAGCAATCGGGCCATCCTGCCCTGAGTCAGTCCCGGCATGTACTGTAATTCAACATCCGAATAGCTCGTCATTCCGGCTATCCGCCAGTTGTAATAATCGTCACCAGCCGATTCGACCGTCTGAATGGCCGAGTAAATCTCATCGGTCCCCGCCGTGCCCGGGCCCATCAGGATCAATTCGTAGCCGCCGGCGCCATCGTAATCGGTATCGTACCGCATGGCCGTATATAACTCGGTCGCACCCAAACCATCGGCAACGTCGAACGTGAACGAATCGGTAGCGACAAACGCCGTATCGCCCGCGATTATTGTAAACGCAACTATCCCGTTATCGTAAGGCGTCCCGACCGTAGCCGCCGCCTGGGCCCCCGAAACAGATCCGGTGACAGTAAAGTTAGTAGCCGATGTCGCCGTAAGCGTCCAGGTCTCATCCACAGGGCTCGTACTGGCCCGCTCTGCCGAGACGTAGCCATCACCCGTATTGGCACCCGCTGCGATATCATAGGCCATCTTGGCGTCGCACAGGAAGCCCTTGACCGCTATCAGTAAATTCTTATGACCGTCTGCATATCCGATTTTGAAAGCCATATCAATTTCACCTTAACAAATTCCGGTTACGGATTGCGTGTTGGATGAAAACTTTCTCGCCCTCTTTGCTTTTCATTTCCTCAATTATTGCTTGCCGTCGGTCATCCACGATAATACTTCTGACGTGAACCTCAATCGGCCGATCTGTTTTTTGTGTGCCCCCGGCCCCTTTCGGAATCACCCTTTCTCCTCTCTGCAGGATCGCCGGCACTTCATCGGACCCTAAATGAAATCTCGGCGCGTTCGCGAACGTCCCGAACGGAACCGGCTTTCTGACACCGTCAATACCGGCTATACCGCCGCCGTGCAGAAAATACGGATTGCCTCCGCCCGCCGCCGATCCGCCTGCGGTTATCATACTACCGCCGCCAGGACCATAAAAGCCAAGCCCACTCAGAGTACCATACATTATTGACTCAGCAAGCATCTGTGACGCCATCCTCGAAAAAGCTCTGCCAATATCCTGAGCAAAGCCTGTCATCGCATCCTTGAAGCTTGCACCTTCGGAAATCATTGAATCAAAAGAGTTGGCCATAGAATATTCAATGGACGCCGCCGCATCCGCCCACTTTTTCGGCATGTCACCCACTCTTTTTTCAAGATCGTCAAAATAGTCATCCAATGAATTTTTTTCATTCTGGTAAGAGTCTTCACTCAATTTTTCAAGCTGATCGTAGTACCAACTATTAAGCAGGGCTTTGTCGTCTATGAATTTAGAATATTCGTCATATTGCAGATCGATAAGTGCCTTCTGCGCATTGTAATAATCATCCCCAAACTCTCCCATGTCACGGTACATATCCGCCGTTATTCGTGTCCGTTGATATGCCAGATCGTTTGCGGCTTTTGTGGCCTCGTCATTTATCTGTATATCTTCTTTTGTAATATTACCAACTGCTTTTAAGGCTTCGCTATATCGTAAAGTTTCTCTCGTAATCCCCGGAAGCTTTTCGAGCCAATTGTCGGCATCCATCGCAAATTGCTGAAAAGGCGAAAGGTTTGTATAGTCCCTTGATCCGGACTCCTGAAATATGCGGTCAATTTCATCTTTCGTCTGTTGCGTAATTTGCTTGAGCCTCGAAGTATCAGGCTTGTATTCTATAAGCGGATAAGCCTCTTCCAAAACAGGCTGAAAGTACCCGGTAGATAATTTTTCGGAAGCCTTCTGGGATGCTCTTTGACGTATAGCCGCCTCAGCTTCTTTGGTTATGCCTCCTGAATATTCCATCTGTGCGAGAAATTCATTTATGAGGCGTCTATGCTCTAAGCCCTGTGCTATTCCTCGCTTTACCCATATACTGATATTGCTGCCCAGAGGCAAAAAGATATCTTCTAACACAACCATCAATGACTTGCCAAAGCCCCTGAACAATTCAAGCGACACATCGAGGCCAAGCTTTATTCCAGCCTTCCAGTCATTCCGCATAAATTCAATGAATCCGCTCAGCTTATCCGCCGCCTTCTCAGCATATTCAATAATTTTTTCTTTATGCTTAAGAATGAGTTCGGTCAATTCAGTCATTTGACCGGCGAATTCCTCGCCAACCTCAACTGATACAATCTTTACGAGTTGCCAGAGACGTCGAAATCTTTGTGCGAGAATGTTCGTATTTTTTCCAAACGCCTCCTGCGTCATACCTGCGGATCTCATAGCTTGCTCATAATCATCGAGATATCCTTTCTGGTCTTGAATAAGTTTACTTATTGATGTTCTCGCTTCAACCTCAGTAAACATATCATTTATAGTCGATACGGAAAGTACGCTGAGCTCTTTCAGTACGCCAGAAAGGCCCTTGGCCGCCAGGGCTTCTGTTGATAATACAATGCCGTGTTTAGCTGCTAATTCAACAGCTTGCTCCTGTTTTCCCTGTAGCGCAATAATGCCCTGCCTTAATCCCGTTATGGCTTCATCTGTGCTTATGCCGCCGCGTGTTATTGTGGCTAAGGCGGCAGATACTTCCTCAAGAGCCACACCCGCACCTGATGATATTGCAGTCACCCGGCCTATAGCTGGAGCCAATTGAGCAAAAGTTGTTTGTCCTTTGTAAACAGTGCTGAACAAAATATCAGAAACACGACTTGCCTTGTCGGCAGCAAGACCATAAGCATTTAAGATTCCGGTTATTGCATAGGTCGCTGTCCCCGTATCTGTTATGCCGGCCTTCGCTGAACGGACTGCTACATCGAGAACCTCGATAGCCTTATCTGCTGAAATTGAGGCCGAAAGAATGTTATACAGACCTTCGGATAGGGTTTTTGTCCCTTCTCCGAATTCTATAGCCATGCCCTTTATCGCCTTCGAATAAGCCGGCATGTATCTCATGGTCTGTTCGTTTAGCATGGTACTGACTTGTGCCATTTGCTCTTCGAAGCTGGAAAATGCCTTAATCGAAAGGCCCATATAAGCCGTTATGGCAAGCATGGCTCGCTTGGCGCTTCGCGATACTTTAGACATTGCCCTATCAAAATCCATAACGCCGGCATGAGCGCCGCTTGAATCAACCTTCAATCGTAATGATGCTACATCTGCCAAATCATTATCCCTTCTCGTTTTGCTCGCTTGCCCAATTCAACCATACCTTATCCATACTCTTTATCAGCTTGAGGTATTCAAGGCGGTCCGCAACAGCGATACCATAAAGCCCTGATATTTTGATAATCTCTCCGGCCAAAAGTGGACATGGGCCGAAACCGTATTGCCTGCATTCATTGATTTGCCAAAACGATTCCCACACATACTCAAGGTCCTCGTAAAGCTCCGGCATATTGTCGAGGGCCGGGGTCGATTTGCCCGCCTCGCTTCGAGCTTTCAGGAATTCAATATCATTGCCCCAGGCTAACTGCCACCTGAGACAATCGCAGAGTTTTTTCCCGACGCCTTCTGAAACTCCTTGCGGAACCATTCTTTTTCATCTGCACTGCCCAAAACGAAAATAGGCATATCCGGAAGAAGTTCGAATATCCTTAAAGCTTCTTTGGGGCTGAAACTTAGCTGCTTACCGTTCTCTGTCAAGTTCTTCCACCCCTTAAGCAAATGCTTTGCTATGGCAGGCTTGATGATTTCGACACGCTCTGTAAACTCTATCCCTTTCGTCCTAATTTTCTGGCGATAGGGCTCTAATAAATCGGAACATGCCTTGCGAAATTCCTGAGAATTTGTATTGCCTATTAAGAGTTCGGTATCGAGATCATATTTAACCCATACGCCCTTATCCTGCTTATCGGGATCGAGCATTAGTTGCTGAATATCAGCCATACAAAAATCCTTTCCTTTCCACTGTTAACGAAACGCTGATAATTGCGCACACTGTTAAGTCGTTTCACAAATTGACTATGCTGCGAACCGAACGATCCTAATCGTAATTTCTTCCGTTCCTTCCATGAACGCCTGGAACGTGCAAGGCACCTTGAAATCGTCGCCAATGCCGGCCCCGGAATGTCTCTGGCCGTCCGTTATCTTCAAGCCAGGCATATCGAACACGTAACCGTTGCCGTCGGCATCCTGAAACACCTTGGCAAGAGAAGTGTTGTCAAAATCCAGGTATTTGTCGTAAAGTGTCTTGCTCTCGTAATAGGCCGTGAATGAACCCGAGACGTTGATACTGTTCGCTCCGAAGCCAAACGGTCCAAGTGTCCCGACCTTCAGGCGTTCTCTCAGGTTGTTATTGATCGTCAAGGAGCAATCGAGCACGTCGATAGCTGCTGCGTTTTCGTAAACTCCCTGAACATGGTCGATGGAGTTCAGAACGTCGTTATCGTTCGGATCCTCGTACCCGTCCCCGCCGCTTGCCGTCTCGGACGTCTCTATCTGTCCCATCACGCCGAAGCTGCCGGTGATAATACCGTTCGTCCCGACGGTGAGGGTCATCTGATTCAGCATACAGCCCTTGAATAATGCAAGCTCTTGTGTCAGGTCCGTATATGTACGCTCGAAGTTGAATGAGTTCTTTGCCACACCGTTGACGATAGAGCTGCCCTGCTTGATTGTGCGTGAGGCTCCTTCCGCTTCGGTAACAAGAGTAGCGTAAACTATAACCTTCGCAGCCGTCGCCGATGCGACCTTAAAGTAGCCGTTATCTGCCGCTGCCGTAAAACCTGAAGCTCTGATCCATTGGTTTGCAACTATGCTCCCGAATCCGTTTCCCGAGTCATTGAAAGAACTGTCACCGCTTGCCACGCTGATCGTAGATGCAGTGACAGTGACCGGGGCCGTCCAGCCCGCCCCTGCCGTCGTCGTCCCGAGAGTCGCTGCGTCAAATTCGTTTGTGCCCGCTGCAAATGTTTCGGTAGTTGCAATGGCATTACCGACCAGTCCGGGCAACATCGCCGTCAAAACAGCAATGTCTGTGGCGAATGCGGCAATTGTAACCGTTGGGTGCGCCGTCATAAGGGCGGCATATCCGGTCCCGGGCGTCCCGCCCAGAACAAAGGCTTCCACTATGCTGGCCTGGGTGTTCGCCGTTGCCGCCCCGACCTCGATATGGCCGTCGATATTATCCA